GTGTAAAAGCCCGAAATAAAGAGCAAACCTTTGCGTTAGACCTGTTAATGGATCCAAGTATAGAGGTAGTATCACTTGTAGGTAAAGCTGGTTCAGGTAAAACCCTAATGGCGATCGCCGCTGGGTTGGAGCAGGTCGTTTCGAACCTTAACATCAAAGATAAGTTAAAAGACGATTCATACTGTCGCACTCCGTACAAAAAACTGGTTGTGTCCCGCCCAGTTATGCCTATGGGCAAGGATATAGGTTTTTTACCGGGTTCATTAGAAGAAAAGATGGCTCCTTGGCTCGCACCAGTTCAGGATAATTTGAAGTTCTTGACAGGTGATGATCAAACGACACTTGAAGATTATATGCAACGAGGCCTGATTGAGATTGAAGCACTTACATACATTCGTGGTCGCTCTATCGCCAACGCATTCATCGTCATTGATGAGGCTCAGAACCTCACAGCGCACGAGATCAAGACTATCCTAACCCGAGTAGGGGAAGGGACTAAGATTGTCCTCACGGGCGATGTAGAACAGATAGATAACATCTACATCAATGAGATGTCTTCTGGATTAACTCACGCCGTTGAGAAAATGAAAGAGCATGAAATCACCGGCCACATTACATTAAGAAAGGGTGAAAGATCTAAGGTTGCAACGTTGGCAGCAAAGGTTTTATAAATTTTTTCTTGACATAGAACATAAATGTGGTTATAATAAAGTAACAAAGGAGCAAATTAATGCTTATTGCAGAATCTGACAGGGAAATGAACCCTGAGCTTATGAGTAAAGTTGAAAAATCTAACGTTCTTAAAGAGTGGTTAGTTGATTATGTTGGTAATGAATTTGAAGCTGAACTAACAAAAGCAGAGACTGATCTTAATAAAAAGATTGGTTGGGACGGAGATGTTACAGTTGAGATGATAGTAGACTGTATGGCCCGCGACTTTCCTGAGTTTCTATTAGCTGTTGCAGAAGAAAATTTTATTAGAGGTTATCGACAAGCATTTGCCGACATAGAATCTGGTAAAGAAATGGCTGCATCTGAAACCAATCAATAGATGGATAAATACAGAGCTAGTATAGAAGAAATAATAAAAAATTCTTTTTCAAAGGAGAAAGTGTTTCGAAAAGAATTTAAATTATTTGGAAAATTGGTGTATGTTCAGGATTCTTTTATTGGCGATGTAAATGTACAAAATGTAATTGACAAAATAGAAGAAACCATGCCTCCTCACTTATTTGAGGAGATAGATACAGTAATTGTTGGTACATTTGATTTTTTAGATGATCGAGATCTTGAAGCTGCATATCAAGACGGTGCCATTTATGTTAGCAACAAAATAATTAGTGATAGAGACCTATTGGAAAACATACTGCATGAAACAGCACACTCGCTAGAAAATTCTATGGGCTATTTTATCTATGGTGACAATAGGCTACACTCTGAATTTTTAGGAAAAAGACTAAGGCTCAAATCAATCCTAGATGCAGAGGGTTTTGACACAGAACATGATTTTTTGAATACTGAATATAACACAGAATTTGATTTATTTTTGTATAAAAGTGTTGGATATCCAAATCTTAGATCTTTGTCGAATGGGTTATTTCATACACCGTATGCTATAACTAGTCTTAGGGAGTATTGGGCTTCAGGTGTTGAAGATTACTTTTTAGGCAACAGTGATCTAATCAAAAAGATAAGTCCGATACTATTTAGTAAAATTGAGGGAGTTATTTTCCATGAAGATTGAATTATTTGAAACATTTGAAAAAGACAATAAATTGTTTGTAAAAGTAAAAATTGAAGCTTATAAAGGCATTAATGTCGATGGCAAACCCAGAGTTACTCTGACAACTGAAGACATTTCGAAAATGCTGAAAGAAAAAAAGATAAAGCATGGTAAATGTTTTACGCCTAATAATAGAATTTATAATTGGCGCCATGTGACCAGAGAAAATGAATGGATTTTTAAAATTCCTGTTGACAAGCCTGCAAAAAAGGTTACATTAAAGAAAGAGACTGCAAAGCCCAAAACTACACGGCGCCGCAGAAGCCGAAAAATAACCACACCGGCTCCAACTCCAACTGAGGAATAAATGGCACATGTCTCTTATTCAGAGATAAAAACTTGGAACGAGTGCCCACACAAACACCGACTGCAATACGTCGAAAAGATCGCAGGCTTCAAAGGCAATCTACACACTGCTTTTGGAACTGCGATTCATAGTGTTTGTGAACATGGGCTACTAAATGAGAATTTGAATAGAGAGAAACACTTTCTGGAAGAGTTCGAAAAAGAAATCGTTTCATTAGAAAAGAAAGAAGTAGAGATCGACAAGACCCTACGAGAGCAAATGATGGGCCAGTATGTGCCCATCGTTTCGTCGTTTCGTGAAGAGCTTGACAACTACTTCGAGGACTGTGAGGTTATCTCCACAGAAGAAATGCTTTACGAGGACATCGAGGGCCACGATTTGAAGTTTAAAGGCTTCATAGACCTCGTTGTCAAGACTAAGGATGGTAAGTATCACATCCTTGACTGGAAGACTTGTGGATGGGGCTGGGACGCCAGAAAGAAAGCGGATAAGATCATCAACTATCAGTTGACCCTATACAAAGTCTTCTGGGGTAAGAAACACAACATCCCGATTGACAAGATCGAAACACACTTTGGTCTTCTTAAGAGAACCGCCAAGAAGAACAATGTAGAGATTTTTCGAGTTACAAGCGGCAAAATAAAAGTAAAAAATGCCTTGACATTCCTCGAAAAAGCGGTTATTAATATAAAGAGAAAGATTTCTATTAAGAATAGATTATCTTGTAAATACTGTGATTTTTATAAAACAGAACATTGCAGATGAGGTTTAAATGAGCGAAAAAAAGACGATCCTTGTTTTATCGGATCACCCTATGGCACCCTCTGGCGTGGCACACCAAACCAGAGTTTTTATTGAAACCATGATCATGACAGGTAGATATAAATTTATTTGTCTTGGGGGAGCTATGAAACACCCTAATTATGACCCACAAACTATCACGGACGAACGTTGGGACGACGGCGATTGGATGGTATACCCAGTGGATGGTTACGGCAACCAAGAAACGATCAGGTCAATTATTTGGACTCAAAAGCCAAGCTTGGTTTGGTTTATGACTGATCCAAGGTATTTTGAATGGCTTTGGCAAATTGAAAATGAAGTGCGATCTGTTGTACCAATGGTATATTACCATGTATGGGACAATTACCCATTCCCATTATTTAATAAAAAGTGGTACGATTCAAACGATGTTATTGCATCAATCTCTAAGGTAACACATGACATTGTTAATAATGTATCGCCAGATGTGGAGAATCATTACCTGCCTCATGCGGTAGACCCAAATGTGTTCAAAAGATTATCTGACGAACATGTAGAAGAATTTAAGGACAATCAATTTCCTAATCATGATGATCGATTTGTATTTTTCTGGAATAATAGAAATGCTAGAAGAAAACAGAGCGGAACATTAATTGAGTGGTTCAACAATTTTGCAGAAGAAGTAGGCCCAGAAAATGTTTGCTTGATTATGCATACAGATCCAAAAGATCCTCAAGGGCAAGACCTAAATGCAATTTTAATAGATAAACAAATTACAGATGGCCGCGTTATGTTTTCTAGTCAAAAAATGCCACCCGAGGGTTTATCACTGATGTATAACATGGCCGATTGCACCATTAACATCTCAGATGCGGAAGGCTTTGGTTTGGCTACCTTGGAATCATTATCTTGTGGCACGCCTATTATTGTTACTATGACTGGTGGTTTACAAGAGCAGGTTACAGACGGTAAAAACTGGTTTGGTGTTGGTATTGAACCCGCTTCAAAAGTACTTATCGGATCACAAAATGTACCATATATTCATGAAGATAGGATTTCCGAAAAAGATTTTAATTCGGCCCTGCACAAGATTTATGGCATGTCTCAAGAGGAGCGCACCGAGCTTGGTAAAATGGGTATGAAACACGTTGAAGATAATTACAATTTTGAAGAGTTAAAAAATAGATGGATTGAGATAATCGATCAAACTTGTGAAAAATTTGGATGTTGGGAAAATAGAACTGGCTACAAGGCGTGGTCTATGGAGAGTATAACATGAAAAAATCAGTTGTAGTTCGAGGGCCTGTATTATCACAATCTGGTTATGGTGAACACGCTCGCTTGGTGCTGAGAGCACTTAGGACTCGCGAATCAGACGTAGACATTTTTATTATTCCAACCGGCTGGGGTGAAACCGGCTGGCTTTGCGAAATGAATGAGGAAAGAAAATGGATTGATAAGCGAGTTATTGCAACTAATGAGTTCTTAGAAGCAAAAAGACAGTTCGACATTTCAGTTCAAGTTACAATACCAAATGAATGGGATAGAATGGCACCAATTAACATTGGTGTTACAGCAGGGATCGAGTCTAATAGAGTATCCCCGGTCTGGGTAGAAAAATCTAATTACATGAATAAGGTAATAACTATTTCAAAGCATTCTAAAGATGGATTTATGAACGCTGTTTTTCAAGGTCACAATAAAGAAACCGGACAGCCCATGAGTTTAAAAATGCAAACTGAGGTGGATGTCGTTGGATATCCTGTAAAAGACTATGAGGAAAGTCAGATCGAATTGGAATTAGAACACGATTTTAATTATTTGGCCGTCGCTCAGTGGGGTCCAAGAAAGAACTTATCAAAAATTATAAAGTGGTTTGTTGAAGAAAACTATGATCAAGAAGTTGGGTTAGTAGTTAAAACCAGTATTAAAAATAATTCAATTGTTGACAGAAGTTATGCTGCCCAGTTAATTCATGACGTTTTATCTGATTCCCCTAAAGATAGAAAATGCAAAATTTATCTCTTACACGGTGATCTAACAGAACAAGAAATGCACGCTGTATACAATCATGATAAGATAAAATGCTTAGTTTCTTTGACTCATGGAGAAGGCTTCGGTTTACCGCTATTTGAGGCAGCTTATAGTGGACTTCCAATCATTGCACCCGGATGGTCTGGGCAATGTGATTTTTTGTTTGCCCCTTCTCGAACAAAAAACAAGAAAAAGAAAAATGTTCTAAAGCCATTTTTTGCTAAAGTAGACTTTACCTTGGGCCCTGTTTCTGAAGGCTCAGTTTGGCCGGGTGTTATTGAAAAAGACACTATGTGGTGCTATCCATCAGAAGGGTCTTACAAGTTAAGACTTCGACAAGTAAGAAAAGAATATGACAAATGGCTTGAAAGAGCAAGTTATTTGAAGTCTTGGGTTAGAAAAGAATTTAATAAGGATAAAATTTACAGCAGTTTATGTGATTCAATACTTCCAAAAGAGATTACTGAAGAGGAAGTTGACTCCTTGTTTGATGAGTTGTTGGCAGGAACATAATGATTCTATTTGCTGCGGATGCATTTGTTGAACATTATGTTGGCGGGGCCGAACTCACGACAGAGGCATTAATAAGATCTACATTAATGCCCACTGGGAAAGCTATAACAAGTCAATTAAATCCGCAAATTATGGAAAAATTTAAACACTCTTTTTGGATTTTTGGCAATTTTGCTAATCTTTCCGAAGAGTGTATGATGTACGCGGCCAAGAATTTAAATTACTCAGTTCTTGAGTATGATTACAAATTTTGTAAGTACCGCTCACCCGGCAAACACATAGTCTCTGAGGGAGAGTGTGATTGTCACACAAGCAAGGGTGGAAAGGTAGTCGCTTTGTTTTTGGCAAAGTCTAAAATAAACTGGTGGATGTCTGAGCAACAAAAACAAAAGCAGATTTCTGCTTTTGCTTTCTTACAGGGACAGGTGCTTAGTTCTGTGTTTTCAGGTGAAACTTTGGACTATCTGGAATCATTGGATACAACCCAGAAGAATGATAAGTGGATAATTCTAAATTCTCAATCTTGGATTAAAGGTGTTAAAGAGGCTGTTGAGTACGCAAAACAAAATAATCTTGATTATGAATTAGTATGGGGCCTAGAGCACAAAGAATTATTGAAGAAGCTTGCTTCATCGAAAGGGTTGATTTTTTTCCCCAAAGCAGGCGATACATGTCCAAGAATGGTAATAGAGGCAAAACTACTGGACTGCGATCTTAAATTAAATGATAATGTTCAACACAAAGATGAAAAGTGGTTCCAGACTAAAGAGTCCTGTTTACAATATCTTAAAACAAGAACTAAAGTTTTCTGGGATGAAATAAATAAGCATTTGGATTTTATGCCAAAAGAAGGTAGTTTAGTGGGTCCAAAGTATTTTATTGTGACACCTTTCTATAATGCAGAAAGTTTTTTGCCAAAATGCATAAGTTCAATAAAAGATCAAAGCTATACTAATTTTGAGTGTGTTCTAATAGATGACATGTCCAACGACGATTCGTTTAGAGTTGCAAAAGAATTAACAATAGATGATCCTAGATTTAAAGTTATAAAAAATGATCAAAAAAGATTTGCCTTGGGAAACATTGCATCGACAGTAGAATCATTAAATTGTGACCCTGAAGATGTTGTTATTCTCTTGGATGGAGATGATTGGTTCTCAAGTAATCTTGTACTATCACATCTCAATAAATTTTATAATGAAAAAGATTGTTGGATGACATACGGCAGCTATGTTCTATACCCCTACGGAGTCCGAGGTCCAGAGCCATCTGAGTACCCTGAAGCGGTTGTTGATAATAATGCATATCGTAAAGATGTGTGGCGAGCTTCACACCTTCGAACATTTAGGAAAAAGGTTTGGGATAAAATAGAACACGATGACCTGAAAGACACAGACGGTGATTATTATAAAGTCGCTTATGATCAGGCAATTATGTTACCGTTGCTGGAAATGTCGGGACCAAAGTGTCACTATGTTCCAGAAATTCTGCACGTTTATAATAAGGTTAATCCCTTAAACGTTGACAAAGTTTATACCAAACAACAAGTTGAGACAGCAAATAAAATTAGACAACAGAAATCTTACGAGAGACTGTCTTGAACATTCATCTAGAAAATGTAAATCTAAATAGCAGTACAGGCCCAAACTCATTTGCAAAAAAGTTGACAAAGTATGCTAGCAAAGCCGGCTGCTCTTTTGATTTAAAACAAGCACCGAACGCACATTTGTGTTTTATAGAATCAAGCAGAGAAAATTTCGATTGCCCAATGTTCCAGAGACTAGATGGTATCTATTTTAATACAAAATTTGATTATAATCTTCAAAATAGGAACATCAAAAGAACCTATGAAATTTCCAACGGCGTCATATTTCAATCAGAGTTCAACAAAAAGTTAACCACAAAATACTTTGGATCCCATCCAAATTCAATTGTTATTCACAATGGTGCAGATCTGGAGAAGATAAACAGTACCAAAGTGCTTAATAACTCTGTTCTTGATGGCTATGAATCAGTGTGGTCTTGTGCATCTAATTGGAGACCCCACAAAAGATTAAAAGATAACATTAGGTACTTCCTAGAACATTCAAGTAATAGAGAGTGTCTGGTAGTTGCCGGCAAAACCGATTATCCAAAAGCTCATGATAGAATTTTCTTTGTTGGAGATTTGCCACATGAGGCTCTGATAGCTCTGTACAAGCGTTCAAAGTATTTTCTGCATCTTGCATGGCTTGATCACTGCCCTAACGTTGTGGTGGATGCTAGAGCCTCTGGGTGCAAGATCGTGTGCTCCACCGCTGGTGGCACTAGAGAGATCGCTGGCACTAACGCGTTGATTATTGAAGAGGACAATTGGGACATGTCTCCGGTTGATTTGTACAATCCTCCTCAAATAAACTTTGATAAAGTAGTTGACAACAACATAAGCACCGATTATAATATGAAAGTAGTTGCCAACAAGTACATTGATTTTATGAGACAATCAAATGAGAATTAATTATTTTGATCTCGGTGCCTGTAGGGGTATAGAAATACACTGGGTTGTAAACCACATTATGCCACAACTTGGAATTGAAGATTATAAAGTATACGGATTTGAGGCTTGTCAACAGTACTCAAAATGGTTGTCGGAAACTTACAATTTTAATTCTAAGGTTTCGATAATTAACAAAGCTATTTCTGATGATAATAAAAGTATTAAGCTTTATTATTCAAAAAATGGTGTTGGGCACTCAATCTACTCCACTAAGAATAATGTTGGGAAAGATTACGAAGAGGTTGAAGGTATAAAATTTTCTGATTGGTTTAATGAAAGTGTTGATTACTCCGAAGAAGACATTAACATACTAAAGATAAACATTGAAGGCGCAGAACTGCCATTTTTTCAGGACATAGTGGATAATAACATACACAACAAGATTGACCTGTTTTGCGGACAAGGCCACGATGTAGAAAAGGTGGCAGAGCTTAATACCAGAGTCCAAGAATATTATGATCTCCTAGAGTCTAATAACATAGTGCTACACCGGTTCAGCGAACATAAGCCAGAAAAAAACGTAGACATGCTACAAAAGATAAAAGAGTTAATAGATTTAAAATGATTTGGCCAGAATACAAAGAATACATAAAAAATTCAGATGCTAACCAAAGGCTCATAGAGAAATGTGGTCGGTTTGAAGACATTTTAGTTCCTGATAAATACAAGAAAATTTGGAAGGACATAAGCTTTTTGGTGCAACTTAATAAAGCGAACACTCATGGTTTATCTGATCAGGAAACCAAAAGATGTTTGTCTCAACTGATTAAAAGGCCTTACTACCTATCTCAAATTGCTAAAAACTTTGGTGTCAAAAACATCTTAGAGGTTGGTACAGCAGAGGGATTACAGTTTTACTCTTTTGCTGAACAGATTGGTCCCGAGGGACATGTCTGGAGTTGTGACATTCTAGACAAGAGAAACAAGAAGTATGCTGACACATACGCCCAGAACACTACGTTTTGCTTAGGTACAAGCAAAGAATTAGGGCAACAGATAAAAGAAAAGATCGATCTCTTTTACATTGATGCATCTCACCAAAGAGGAGCAGTTTTACGAGACATTGCCAATGTTAAGCACCTACAATCTGAAAATCCAATTTGGATCTTTGATGATTTCGATGTTAGATTTGGCTGTTATGAGGACATAAAAGAGGTTTGTAAGTCTGTTGGTAATTTTATGGTCTACCGTGTTGGGGACGCAGCAAGCGGAAACCCAAACCATCAAGTTGTAGTGTTTGGCAAGATTTAGTGAAAACAATTACTTTTTTAGCAACTGACAGATCTATAAATGTCGGATCGTATAGGATTTGGGTTAATGATCTTAGCCAATATTTAAAATCATGTGGGGTTTCTTGTAAAATAACAAATTCTCCTACAGTGGCTTATGGTAGTGGCTCTGAAATAATAATCTGTTCAAAAGCAGACGCGTCTATAGCCGAAGCAATTATGAACGAGAATCGAAAAGTCGGAGTCATTAACCTGTCAGCAGACTCAAAAGTAAGGCCTGATTTTGTAATCGTAGGATCTATAGAGGAGCAGATAAGCTTATCACACCACAAGAATGTATTTTTGTTTCCGCTTATAGAAAACATGTATCAGTCATGTGATCACTATAAGAAACACAAAGACAAAGATGTGTTAAGAATAGGGTTTCACGGTAGTCACACTCACTTGGGCAAATTTGATTACGGTTTGAAACAATCTTTAGAGACGCTCGACAAAGAGATTGATTTAGAACTCTTTGTTATAACTTCTAATCAACATTTTAAATGGAAAACTGGTAAGCCTAAAATCAAAAACATAATAATAAAACAGTGGAACTTTAATACGGTTAGAGACGATTTGCTTAGTTGTGACATAGGGGTAGTGCCAAATGTAACCAACATTGATCCTTGCGATGATAAGCAGGGAACATCTGTTGATCTGGGTAGGTATAATACTGATTATGTAACTCGCTTTAAGAATAAGTCAAATGCGGGAAGAAACTTTGTGTTTCACCAACTCGGTATACCAGTGGTTGGAGACTTAACGCCAAGCAATTTACACATCCTTGGATCGCCCGAATGTGGGTTTGTAGCACAAAATACTAACAGCTGGTATAAAGCGTTAAGTTGTTTAAGAGACGCAGAAAAAAGGCAGCAAACTGCTGACAACGCCAAGAAAGAATTTGATAGATTATATAATCCACTTAACTGGGCCAAACATTTATACGATAGAATAGAGGAGATTTAACATGAATAGGGGTGTCATTTACATAGCTTTTGGAGAAAACTTCGTCAAGGAGATGCTGATCTCAGCTGAATCAGTCAAAAAACACAATCCAAATCTACACATAACAGCGTTTATTGATCAGGAAGTGGACTCCCCATTTGTTGACGAGGTTAAAATTATTAATGCCAAGCATTTAAGACCAAAGATTGATTACATTGATCAAACACCATACGAACAGACTTTGTTTCTAGATACAGACACAATAATCGACAGAAACATAGAAGACATGTATGACTTATTAGATAATTTTGATCTTGCTGGCACACACGATCTAGCCAGAAAAAGAATTAAGTACTCAAATGTTATGCCCGAGTATAGAGACATACCGTATGCTTTTTCTGAGATTAACACTGGTGTTTTAGTATTCAACAGTGGCGAAAAGGTTATGAATCTTTGGAAAGAGTGGAGAAAAAACTTTTATCGGTATTACAATTACTGCCCTTGGGATCAAGCCTCATTTAGATTCTCCCTCTGGCAAGCTATTCAGGGTGGCTTGAAATTTTATGTTTTTCCTGTTGAATACAACATTCGTAGCAAAGCTAACAGGGAAAAACAGAGAAAGTTTCATCATGAATTCGGCGAAGAACATTTAGCGCCTAGAATTTATCACATGCACGCAGACACTAGAATCAATCAGGGAACTTATGAGATAGAAAGCTTAGACGAAGCTTTAAAAATTTGCAAGCAAAACTTCATGGAGTATTAAATGAATTTTCGAAAAATCATGCAGAAAAATGCACACAATTTTTCAAAAGGTCTGATGTCAAGCCCGCAATATTATGAAATAGGTTACGCTCTGGAACTATTAGCTCCGTGCAATTTTTTAGTTTTTGGTTTAGGTCAGGATGCCCATGCATGGGCTGAACTTAATAAGGGTGGGAGAACTGTTTTCTTGGAGGATGACATTGAGTGGATTGATAAATTTAGTGAAACAGAGCTTGAGATTTATCCGATTAAATATACCACAAAAGTTGAAGATCATGAAAAGATTAATTTTTCCGATACTGATAAACTGTTTTTAGAAATGCCCAACAACATCGAAGGGGAAAATTGGGATTTAATTCTAGTGGATGCTCCACTTGGACACCAACCTCCGCGTCCGTACAAGGGTCCGGGCAGAATGCAAAGCATTTATAACGCCCACAGGCTGCTAAAGGACAATGGTATTTGTATTGTGGATGACATGGGCAGATTTGTGGAAAATACTTATACCAAACATTTCTTTGGTGAAGAAGGATTGATTAAAGTTGTAGAAAACAAAATTGCAATTGTCAAAAAAGCTGAAACTAAATGATACAAATTACAAACACACATGAGACAGGTTTTAAAGACTTCATTAGCGGATCATCTGTAGCCCTTGTAGGACCAGCAAAATACATGCACGGCTCGGGTTACGGTCCTGAGATAGAATCACATGACATAGTTGTCAGGATTAATAGGGGAATCGAGACCGCTTTGGTTTATAAGAATGATGTTGGTAGTAGGACAGATGTTCTCTACTCATGTCTAATAGAAAGGGCACAACAAGCTGGCAAATTAGACCGAACAGAACTAAAAGAAAAACATAAAATCCAAATCATTGTAGCCCCTCCTGTTTCAGACTATGCAGGGCACTCTAAGGGAACTCATTTTCACGGTTTGATAGATGTAAAAAAAGCAGAATTTATTTCTGAGCTAATACCAATACGAATTATAGATCACAATTTTAATAACAAAATTTCAGATGCAGTCAAATGTAAACCTAATACAGGGTTTTTATCTATCTATGATTTACTAGAAATGAATCCAAGTAAGTTATCAATTTATGGGTTCAGTTTTTACTTGGATGGGTTTATACCGGGACAAAAGTCAGGGGTAGAGAACGAAAAGAACTGTTCCGAACAAGAGTTTGCAGACATGGCATTTGCCTCAAAAAGACACATACAAAAGAACATGTGGGAATATGCTAAGGAAACCTTGCTGGATAACGAGGCAGTTAATTTAGACAAGACTTTAAAAATGATACTTGAAATGCAAAAGTTCAGTAAAGAGGACTTTAAAAGAGTTAGTAATGAAAATTTTCATACCGATTAAACACAATTCCCAAAGAGTTCCAAAGAAAAATTATAGAATCTTCAATGGCGAGCCTTTGTATAAGCATACTTTGCTTAAATATACCAATTGTGATGTTTTTGTTGACACTGATAGCGAAGAAATAATCAAAGAGATTAGCAAAGATAACCGTCTAAAAAATGTGGTGCCGTACATGAGACACCCAGATTTGCGAGGCGACAAAGTTTCAGTTTGTAACTTAATCAAAGATTTTATTGTGAGACATGACATTGGTGATGTTGTAGCACAAATACATGTCACCAGTCCTTTTCTGAATCACTCGACTGTTTTTATGGCCGCATCACAAATCGGCCCTAAATATGATTCGGTTGTTTCTTGCACGAAACACAATTCTAGGTTCTGGAGGAATGAATCGTATGGGTCTTGTCCCGTTAATCACAATCCAATGAAGCTGGAACAAACACAAGATTTGCCAACTCTATACGAGGAAAATTCGGCGTTTTACATTTTTAAATCCATAGATTTCATAAAATCTCACAACAGAATAGGAGTTAAACCATTCTTTTATGCGGTTAAACACCCAGAAAATCTTGACATTGACACGGAATCTGATTGGGAATTAGTTAAAGCTTTGGAGGAGGTATATTATAAATGATTTTATCATGGCAACAAATTGCATCCCCTGTAATCACTGAGATACTTTGTAAAAATGGTAATGGTGTTGTATTAGATACAGAACATGGGTGTTATAGTCGCGAGACATTATCTTCATGTATTCAAGTGGCAAGACTGTGCGGAAAGCAGTGCTTTGTTAGACTGACAGAAATTTCAAACACTTTGATACGGCATTGTTTAGATTCTGGCGCCACTGGTCTTATTTTTTCCACCATAGAGAGTGCTTCGCAGGCCGAGAAAATTATTGAGTATTCCTGTTACACACCAAGGGGTAACAGGGGCCTTGGTCTTGTCAGGGGTAATTCTTGGGGCCGAGACGGCCTACTGACAGAGGATCCAATTTTAATACCACAAATTGAAACGAAGACCGGAGTTGACAACCTCGACAAGATAGTTGGTTATAATTTTGATTATTATTTAATAGGACCTTATGACTTATCTTTAAGTTTAAATTTGCCCGGAAAATTTGACAACCCTGTGTTTATGGGTTACATTAATAAAGTAAAAGATAAAATACCGACTAATAAATTGGCCGTACACATTCCAAACAATGTAGATCAACAAATTGCTAATTATCAGGACTATGGACTAAAATGTTTAGGTATGGATACGATAGCTTTATTAGAATATTATGAGGGGGTAATGAAAAATGCTTAATTTTGAAAATTTAGACGAAAAGTTTGTAAAGACAGTAAATTCAAGTTCTTGGAAAGAACTTCAAGAGAAATTTAACCGATGTAATGAAATTTATGTGCTTGGACACGGTGGTAACCTTGCGGTTGCAGACCATGCAGCAGTAGACATCACTAGGTTATCAAATGGTAATAAGAACGCAATGTGTCCCGGTAGCGGCGTTGTAGCAACTTCTCTGATTAATGATGTCGGCTTCGATCAATGGATGGTTAGCTGGCTCTCTAGCCGTACATCTGCTAGAACCAAAACACAAATGAAGAAGTCACTCGTGCTTGGCATCTCCTCTTCTGGTAAGTCGCGCGACATAATTAAGGCCTTACAATGGGGCACTGATCATGGCATGGAGGTGGCTATGATAACCTCAGTGCCCATCACAGAAAGTGTTAACAATCTTACTCAAGTTGTCTTAGGGGCAGATTATTATCATACGTCTGAAGTACTCACTCTTTTATTAACGTATCAACTGACTCATGCATCTGGGAACGTGTGCCCTCCTATCGGGAAAAACTCGCCAGAGGAACTCGAAAAACTAAACTGGAAAGGTGGCAAGGTAAGAAAACATAGCTACCCAGATGAGCAAATTAACATTGGAGTTGATTTTGATGGAGTAATACACAGGTGTTCCAAGGGATATTACGATGGCACGATCTACGACGAGCCAGTTGAAGGTTCATACGAAGCTTTACAATCTCTGTCAGAGAAGTATACAGTTATAGTTTACACATGCAAGGCTAGAGCAGATAGAGGGCTAGTTAACGGAAAGACTGGTACTCAACTTGTTTGGGAATGGCTTGAGAGTAACAACTTATCTCAGTTTATTAGTAAAGTAACGGCTGAAAAACCACGCGCAGTTGCTTACATTGATGATAAATCTATCAAGTTTAACAGTTGGACAGACTGTCTAGAACGGGTAGATCTGTTATGAAAAAAATGAAGGTTTACATTGTTACATATAAAAGATGTGATGTGCTCAATGATACGCTTGATAAACTGTTTAAATCAGACTTCTCAGAGTTGAAAAATACAGAGGTTAACGTAATTAACAATCACTCCGAATTTTATCTGCGAGACGAATTTAAAAATAAAGTGAATGTGTTACATAATGTACTAAGACCCGATTGGTCAAATGGAAATGTATCAGAAAATTATAATCAAGCATTCATTAATGGCGTAGTAAATCTACAAAAACCAGATACTGAGATACTTGTTACACTACAGAACGACGCCGTTGTTCATCCGAAGTGGTGTGAACATTTGGATGTATTGTTCAATCAAAAGGGCTATACCTTTGTGACAGGCCTCTGCGGAGATACAATAACAGCCTATAAACCCGAATCAATTAGAAAAATTGGAATGTGGGACGAAAACTTGCCTGCTCAATACAAAGAGACAGATTATTTTTTAAGAGCACTAATCTACAACAAAGACAAGACATCAATTAATGACATTGTTCATGGAATACTTTTGAATCACGAGCCTGATTACCCTATAGAATCATTCGATGATAGAAACTTTGTTACGGTTAATGATGCAGGTAAAGAAATTATAAAAAGAAAGCCAGACGATTCTGAGCAGCAACAAATCTGGAATAATAGCAGAGGGGGTATTTACAAACTCTCAGCTTGGAATTATTTTTATAACAAGTGGGAAGGAACTTGGCCACATTCAAATCCGACACACACCAGAGAAAAAATGGGTTGGATCAAAAATTGGACAAAAGAAATTGTTGATAATCCACCTGACTTGAAAAAATCAAAAATTAAAAATGCTATAAAATACATTTATTTTGAAAAGGATTTAGACCTGAACGCTTTAAACTATATGTCATACAATCGACCAGTCGGGAAATGATAATTAAAAAACTGTCTGGTCATTCTGGGTGCAAAATTCTGCTGTGTGCGAACGACAGTAACTCACAAGAAAAATACGTCAGGAAGATTTCTCCAGATGTTTCTTATAATGAAAGATTGTTAAACCAATCACAAAAACAAGAAAAATTTACCAGCAAATTATCAATTATAGAAAGTCCAAAAATTCTAAGAAGAGGTCATGTTAACGATTTATTTTATTTTGACATGAACTACATCAATGGTAAATCACTAAGTGACCACATCAGAAGCTCCGACATTAGCACAGTGGCACCATTTATTAAAGCTCTGCAAGACTACTTGTCCTGTGATAAAATACAACAAACACAGGATTTATCGAAATTTATACAGGAAAAAATTAAAAACATTAGAACAAAGACAACTGGATATGAAAAGTTTTATGAACATGTGTTGCAAAATAACTGGCAGCACATACCAACAAGCGAGTGTCACGGTGATTTAACATTTGAGAATTTAATTGTTTCAAATGGAAAGCTGCATTTTATAGATTTTTTAGATTCTTTTATTGATACAAAATTGATTGACGTAGCAAAACTGCTGTTTGACGTAAGATACTTTTGGTCAAGCAGGTTTATAAAACAAAAACCAATTGTTAAAAGCATTTATGTTGATGAAATCCTTAAAAATACACAAATCTATAAAGACAACAAAAAATCAATTGACTGCTTAATTGTTTTAAACATCCTTAGAGTAATCCCATACTGTAAAGATAAACGCACCTTAGCACACCTAGAAGGGAGTCTAGAACATGCCATTCGATAACAGGAAAGACATAACACTGATCGTCCCCGCTGCTGGTAAGTCTTCTAGGTTCCCCGGTATGCGACCAAAATGGATGCTCACACATCCAGATGGCAACATGATGATTGAAAAGGTGCTGAAAGAATTTGAGTATGATAAATACAAAAACACTTATGTTGTGACTCTTAGAGAGCATTGTGACAAATTTGAAGCTGATTTGGTTTTGGAGCAAGCGTTTGGAAATAGTGTGAGTGTAATCATTTTGGAGCAGGAAACTAGTTCTTGTCCAGAGACTGTGCTAAGAGCAATAGAAGCTGCAAACCTTAAAGGTCGGATAATAATCAAAGACACTGATTGCTTAGTGGCCACAGAATCGATCATTGATAAGAACTTTGTTGTTGGAATGAGGATTGACGAACGATCAACAGTTAAAAAGATACAGAATAAAAGCTTTATTGTAAAAAATGATGATAACCTAATTCAAGACATTGTTGAAAAGAGCATTGTTTCCGATAACATCTGTTTGGGTGTATACTGCCTCACGGTTGAACAGTTTATTGAATCCTATAACGAGATTGTGGATTCTGGTGTGTTGCTTGATAACAAAGAATTGTATGTTAGTCACATCATTTCACACTTGCTTATAAACAGGAAAGTAGCATTTCAATTTGTGGATGCAAAAAACTATGTTGATTGGGGAACCTTGAAAGAGTGGCAAGAGGAAAGAGACAGGTTTAATACTTACATTTTTGACATCGATGGGGTTATGCTTATCAATTATGGTAAATATGGATCTAAAAATTGGTCAAATACATTTGAGCCGATCAAGGAAAACTTTGATTTGGTAAAAAAATTATCGGACCAAGGTAGCGAAATAATTTTTATGACAAGTAGAACAGATGAGTATCTAGAATTCTTTAAGACATTTCTGAAAGAGAATGAGATACGATACAAAACCATAATATCTGGCTGCAATCATGGAAAAAGAATAATTGTTAATGATTTTGCCAGCACAAACCCATACCCATCCTGCTCCAGCATCTCAATAGAAAGAAATGGTAATTTAAAAAACTTATTTACTTAAAAGGGAAAGGTTTTTGAAAAAAACAAAAGTAATAGAGATTGATAAAGAATTAATTTGCAATTTAAGCCGTATACCAACTGCAATCTATGATAACCCTTGTTATAAGACCGCAGTTGAAATAATGCATTCTGAAGAAAGATTTAATCACAAATCAACGCCCTTAATGATGCATTATAAAAACTACAACCCTAAAACTCTTTATCACATGTACGGTGTAGTGGAAAAATTAAAAAATTATGAGTGTTACCACGCATTTCTGCCTTGGATTCACTACAAACCAGTGGATAGCCTCTTAGACCATGCGTTTATTAATAGAGATGAAAAATTCATAAAAAATCAGGTACACAAGATGCAAAAACTTATAAAATCTATAGATGCATACGGATATCGGCCAGAAAAATTTATAGATCGTAAAGAGGGTCACATAACGGGCTATTTTATTGAAGACGCTAGCCATAGAAAATTTTATGTTGTGAGCGGGAATCACAGAGCAGCAATCCTATCTGCTATGCATCCAGACAGAAAATTACCAGTAATTTTAGAAAAAGAAAGTTTTATGAAGGAAAGAGACAAACGAAACAGGGGCGATTTTAGAACTCTTTATAAGATAGAAGATGCAAAATCATGGCCATCAGTGAGGAGTGCTTTTCTTACCGAAGATGAGGCAAGGCAAATAATGAACAAATATTTGGAGACATAATGACACCGCAAGAGATTAAAGAAAAGGTTCAAGAGCTGTCACTCAAGGAGGAGTGGAATCATTTTTACATTTTTCCCGGTGATGTAAAGACAAGAGAAAGCCACATTAGTAGTCCGGGCTACAACATAAATAAATGGAAAAGATTAAAACCAATTATTGAAATGCTACAGCCTATTGGGAAAACCATGGTGGACATAGGCTGTAGTGACGGCTTTTTTGCAATTCAAAGTGCTAATTTGGGCATGCATTATGTTCTGGGAACAGACATAGATCCTTTAAGAATCGATCGATCAAACTTGGCTAAAAAAGCATACGGACTGGATAACGTCGAGTTTAGAGTACAAGACTTGTACGATAGTCCAGAGGACGAGAATTATGACATTGTATTGGGATTGGGACTCATACATAGGGTCCCAGACTTAACCGCTTGCCTAGATAAATTAGCACAGATTGGGGACACGTTAGTATTAGAATTCAAAACACTTAATAGTGAGGAGGAGGATGTAGTTTATCATGGCGGAAAAACTAAATCTAATGTTTATAACGCTTTGCATTACACACCAACTCAAAATTTTATGATCAGAAACATGTCAGACCGAGGTTTTACAAATCACAAAATTTTTGATGATGAGATGAGCAACCTAAACTATAAAAGAACCATAATGGTTTTTTCAAAAAAGGAGTTATGATGAACCAAGTGTTTAAAGAGTTTAAAAACTTACACAAAGGCGAAAGAGTATTCTTGGTGGCTAATGGCCCCAGCTTGAAAGAGACAAATTTAGATTTACTGGCAGATGAATATACTATCGCTATGAATCGTATTTCGCTCATCTACCCAGAGAACCCGGATTGGAAGCCAACTTACTATTTGTTTTCCTCTACTAATGTTCGACATCCTGTATGGGGTGCCGATTGGACTAGATCTGTAAGAGAGGCCGTATCTCATCGTGAAACGACATCTTTTATAGCCGAAATGTTCCGACCACAGATAGATCCTAGTTTCGGTTTCCCCAGAATTAAGTGGTTTAATTCAATGTCTGAGAATAAACCTGCCACCAACGGTGACATTTTAGAATATTCATTTTCTACTGATGTATCTGAAAGGATTGACAAGTCAGGCACCACTATGAATTTAGCACTTCAGTTAGCTTACTACATGGGTTTTAGCGAGATTATAATTGTTGGCGCGGACCTTGGCTGGACTGGTGATCGCGGCACCAAGAATGATCCAAACCACTTTGACAGTTCTTACCAAGCAGACATCCCACCCGAAAAGGTGTATAAAATCAACAACCAAATGCGTAACGTACATTCTTTAGCACATAAAAACTTTTTCGCAAAAGATGACACAGTTAAGTTTTGGAATGCTAGTAAAAAAACTGTTCTTGATGTGTATCCAATCATAGATTTTGAAGATTATGTTTTGAATGACAAGATTACACTTAGGGATGATGATTACGAAAAAGCAAAGCTTTTTTGGGACAAGCCACCACAATTTGGAGGAGTAGATGTCTAGATGTTTAGTCACGGGCCACAAGGGGTACATAGGGTCTGAAGTTTATAAGCAATTAAAGCAGGCTGGTCATGATGTTCTGGGCATTGATTTAGTTGACGGACATGACATCTTAGAGTGTTTAAAGCCAGATAGTGACGGAAAATTTCACCCACATTGGTTTAATTTTAAGCCCGAATACATTTTTCATTTAGCGGCCATACCAAGGGTTGTGTATAGCATAGAACAACCAGTTCATGTTTTGGAGAACAATGTATTAAGTTCGCTATATGTGTTGGAATTTGCAAGAGCAGTCGGTGCTAAACGAGTTATTTATTCAAGCTCTTCTTCGGTTACAGGAAACGGAGAAGGACCAGAGAATCCCTATGGGGCATCTAAATTGATGCCTGAAAGCATGTGTGGAGTCTGGTCAAGGCTCTATGGGCTGGACACTGTGTGTCTGCGTTATTTTAATGTGTACTCCCCGGACCAAAAGGCAGATGGCCCATACGCCACAGCAGTGGCTAATTGGATGCAATACATCCGTGACAACAAGAACCCTTTTATTACGGGCGACGGAGGACAACTAAGAGACATGGCGCATAAACTAGACGTTGTGTCGGCTAACATTTTTTGCATGAATTATGAAGGTAAATTTAATGGAGAGTGGTTTGACATTGGGACTGGCGATAACATTTCCTTGAACGCAATTAAAGATATTGCACTTGAGTTCTTTCCAGAGGTTGTGTTTGATTATGTTGACCCACGACAAAACGATGTTTTTGAAACAAAGGCATTTATAGAACCGCTCAAGTTATTAGGCTGGAATCCAAAACACGAAGCTGAACAAGGTATTAGAGATTGCTTTAAGCTTCTTAAGGAGGAGTTATCATGAAGATAGGTCTTATTGGAAATGGTTTTGTAGGCTCCGCAATTTATGAAAATTTAAAAAATGATTATGAGTTTGTCATCTATGACAGAAAACCTGCCCTTTCAAACAGGGATAGCATTAAAGAAGTTGTTGGTGAGGCAGAGATAATTTTTGTAGCGTTGCCAACCCCAATGTATGATAATGGTGAGTGTGATCTGTCTATAATTTTTGACGCAATGGGGCAAATTTATCAAAACTATCAAGACAACATTATTATTTTAAAATCCACAGTGGTTCCGGGCACATGCGAAGAAATAAAAGACAGGTTCCCCAACATAAGAATTGTTTTTAGCCCGGAGTTTCTTACAGAAGCAAATCACATTGAAGATTTTCGAAACTGTAATCGTATGATTTTTGGTGGCCACAAAGAAGACACAGCGGAATGTGTTAGGTTACTTCAATCGGTATTTGAAGATAAATACTATTTTACGACTGATTGGAAAACTGCTGAAACCGTAAAATACTTTATCAATACTTTCTTGGCTACAAAAGTATCTTTTGCAAATGAGATGAGACAAATTTGTGATGTTTCTGGAGCCGATTATAACGACGTAGTTAAGTTGGCGCTCTATGATGAAAGAATAGGTAAAAGCCACCTTCAAGTTCCCGGCCCAGATGGTCATAATGGTTTTGGAGGAAAATGTTTTCCAAAAGATTTGAATGCTTTAACATTTTATTCATTGACAAACGGCGTAGAACCTGTTATGTTAAAAGCATCATGGAAAAAAAACATGGAAGTTCGTAAAGAACATGATTGGCTCAACATTGATGGAGCTGTTACAAAAGGAGAAAAAAATGAGTAATCAAGAAATGCTTTTATCGGATCAAGCAATGGGAGCCTTAATGATGGCCCTACAAAAATCTTTACTAGAGCAATCCGACATTGTTCCAGTTTTAAAAGGTTTTAAATTTCGTCTTTCTGAAACTGGATTGGTGGTTATTAATCCTCCGTTGGTTAAATTAGAAGAAGATTTTGAGGATTCTGAGGAGGATTGAGTTGCCGCGTTATACTTATAGATGCGATGTCTGTGGCAATTCTTTCGAAGTATCTCACTCAATTTCTGAAAAGTTAACCGATTGTGAATGTGGTGAAGAGGATTCTTTAAAAAGGATTCCCTCTTTGCCTTTTCGTGTTTCTACTATAGAAAACAAGCAAAAAGCTGGTCAAATAGTCAAAGAATTTATTGAAGATGCTAGGGAAGAAGTAAGACAAGAAAAACAAAAGATGTCAGAGGGGATAGAAGATGTTTGATTTATTATTTGTGGTCTTGTTTATCGCATCAATATTATTGAATTTGTTTTTTATTTGGTATTGTCGTAACCTAATGATTAGTCTCTATGATACATCCGAAAACATGCAGACATTGGTAGGAGAAGTCTTACTTTTTGATAAGCACCTGCAAAGCGTGCATGAGTTAGAGGTCTTTTACGGCGATGAAACACTTGGAAGGTTGATCAAACATTCTGGTGGTTTAATAGAAACCTTAGAAGACTTCGCAGAAATCTACACCCTGTTCGACCAAGAGGCAGAAGAACAGTTAACCGAGGAGGTGCCTGATGATGCCGATGCCTAAACCAAGAAAGAGAAGAGCTAAAGGTAAACAGTATTTTACCAAAGAGCACGAAAACGCTATAATCAAATATGTGGCATCGACAGACATCAGGGAGAGATCCTATCTGTATAACGAGTTTATCGGCCCTGTATTTAGCGAGATGGTGGACAAGATAGTTTATACTTATAAGTTTACCACTCTGCCAAACATTGCCGATCTACAAAATGAGTGTAAGGTGTGGCTCGTCACAATCCTACCCAAGTACAATCCAGAGAAAGCAAAAGCATTTTCTTACTTCTCAGTGATCACCAAAAATTGGTTTATTCATAAAGTCAAGAAACAAAACAAAAAGCGTAGAACAGAACTTGAGATTGTTGAGCAGTTGCCTAAAGAAATGGAAATGAAGTACCTTTCTACTGCTAACCCTTATCCCAACCGTCGTGAACACGAAGAATTCTTCAATTTTTTAAAGAATGAGATTGATACTTGGGAACACGAAAAAATGAAGGAAAACGAAGAAAAGGTGTTAAATGCCGTCCGTATTCTATTTGATAGTGCTGAAGACATAGAAATTTTTAATAAGAAAGCTATTTATTTATACATGAGAGAGATAACTGGTTTAAATACCAAACAAGTTGTTAACAACCTCAATAAAATGCGTGTTAAATACGCGGTCTTCCGCAAAAAATGGAATAAGGGCGAGTTATGAAAGATTTAGATCACTATCTTGAGACAGCGATCAAAAACATACAAGACGACCGCGAGGTCACCAAAGAACTCTTAGACGATGTGATGCGATACCTTTCCAAAGACGAGGAGAGACACACGCAGGTGGGCTCCGTGGCGGCTAAGTATGTGGAGACCCTGCAACGCTCTAACGAGCAGCTGGTGAAGATCTCAGGCCTTATTCATAAACAACAAACTGGTGACACTGGCTTATCTGATACGGACCGAGCGGACATTTTTGATATGCTGCAACAGGAGGAGGCTTAATAAATGTTTAAGTTTCCTTTTGATCTAGGGACAGGTACCGGTGGGGTTGGTTTTTTTGAGCCGCCCCCATACAGTATTAATCCGGGTGGAGTTAGAAGCACCGACCCTATAGCCACCCCAGAAACAATTATAGACGATCCACTTAGTGTATACCGTCAGCAGATGAAGACGCTGATGACAACTAGATTGTATAATGGGCAAAGAAAATTTATCGCAGTTGTTTTAGCAGTTGGCAGACTGGACGGAGAAAAAAGTAATTTCTTTAGCATGTTTAAAACAAGATTCGACGAGCCAGTTGTGCCAACATTCTTGTGTATGATCCCTGATCTGCATGCCCATCTTCCAAGTCCGTATGATTTTATTGATGTTGAGGATAAGGTAGAAGCTGCACTAAGGTTCCCAATTTATGAGTTAGCCGATAACTCACCAGAATCAGTTAACAGCTTCTTAGGTGTAACTCAAGGTTCTTTGGTGGAGGTAGAATTTTTTGATGCTCAAAGATTAACTCTGGGTAAAGTAACTAAGATTCTCAGAATTAATGGCGATGAAAGATCAGCAGAGGATGTTGCAGCCGCCGACGCTTTAAGAGATAATCCATCAACGCCCAGAAGATTATTACCAGAGGGCCAAAGTGTTTTGGACATTGTGGGCGAGGCCTCAATAAACGCTACCGAATCTGGTATTTTTGTTGGAGATGACCTGCCCGTGGCCTCTGCTGTTAATGCAGAAGCTCAATTTTGGAAAGGTAAAAATGAGAGATCCCCAGAAGCTTTAAGTAGATTATCTTTGTATTGGGGCGCAACAGATTTAGATTCACAGCCTAGTAATGTACCTTGGTCTGCTGCTTTTGTTTCTTACATTATTCAGAAATCTGGTGGAAGTCTCCCCGGCTCTGGAGCCCATTGGAAATATGTTGAGGCTGCTGGTAGAGGAGAGGGAGGCTATGGTTTACTCAAAACAGATATGATAGGCTCAACTGATCAAATTTTACCAAATTTAGGCGACATTCTGGTTAAGCCCCGAAGCGGAACTACAGGTTATGAAACTCATGGTGACGTTGTTTGGAAGATAGAGAATGGAATTGCTTATTTAGCCGGCGGCAATCTAGGGGACTCAGTAAAAACAAATATAACTGTTACACTAGACGAAGAAGGTTATTACTCTAGTATAGGTTCATATCAATCAATCGTTAAACTAGGTGCAAGACGCGAAGATTCTTACGCACCAGTTTCATACGCATAAACTAATTTAAAAGTAGAAAAATGGCAGAACAAGAAGACAATTTTGATCCAACAAAAATAGCACCCACTGACCCACCACAAGTGGATGTAGGTATCGAGGGGCCGTTTGACGACGACACCGGCAAGGCAAAATACCTTAGCCCTATGGATGGCAAATTAAATTCAGACTCGATTAAGGGTTTTGATAATTCTACCCTCTTAGAAAAGCAACCTAAATACAATAAAGCAGAATCAGAAAAAGTTATTGAAGGTGAAAATAACGCTAGGATTATTCTTGGACGCGATCGCACAAGTTATACATCATCCGGTTATGGTGGCAGAGGTAACACACGATCAGGTGCAATAGACCTAGTGGTTGGGCTTCAAGGTTGGAACCCATCCGAAAAGGGCGCTTTCGATCAGAATGGTAGGTACATAGCTGGTTTAGCTGATAAAAGTTTTGGTAGCATGAACAATGATAAGCCCGGAGACGCTGCTAGAATCTACATTTCACAACGCGCAGACATCGATGATTATTTTGACATTTGCGAAGGCGGTGTAGGTTATTCTGTCGCAGACTCGGCTATTGGAATAAAAGCAGACTCTGTAAGAATTATGTCAAGAAAAGGCATAAAACTTGTTACAGGTAAAGGTCCACCGGGTAGAAATTCATTAAATGGAAAACTGAATGTTACTTGGGGTATTGATCTTATTGCCGGTAACAGAGATTTGGTGACGGGCTTGGTCCCAGACATTTATGGGGAACCACAACAGATTCAATATTTGCAGCCCATACCTAAAGGTTACAACCTAGAAGAAGCACTGAAAAGCATGCACACAAGAATTCAAAGACTAAATTCAGTTGTACAAGGAATTTGCAAGGGCATGCTTTATCTGTGTGCGCCTCAAGTTTCTGTTAGGCCAGTTCAAACAGCTATTTCACCCGGAACCGCGTTTCCTAACATTGATGACATTATTGATGTTTTATCATTTACAATTTACATCGAGAAGGCCATGGCCGATTTACGGTGGCAAGGCCTAAAGTTAGCAGAATTAGAAAGAGACTATTTAGAGATAACAGGTGCCAAGTATATTAACAGTAGGCACAATAGGACAAACTAATGGGAAAAATTAAGGACGGAAAAGGCAGAGAGTCTTTAGAAGAGTTCGCAGACGATACCTATTTCACGCGCTCCGGCACTGGCGCCGCCACCGGCACCCCTGCCCCCGGCAGTGATGAGGCTGCGCTTACAGCCGCGTCTAACAACTATCCTACGGACGATGAGAAACAAGACGTTGGTCTATCCGATAGAGCAGCTACCCCCGGTGATTATAATCTACCCCCCACGTCAGGCATTCCGGAAAATGCTCTTCGAGAAAAAACTTCAATCCCAGATTTCAAATTCTTGGAATGTGATCCTATAGATTTTAGTGGTGTAGTAGAATGTCCGCTTTGTAGAGAAAACGAGTACGCTTATGTTCCTGATTATAGGCTAATGGAAGATGGAGACATTTTCTTTGACGGCAAAAGGTGTTATCAAAGTCTTGTTCTGACCGAAAAATCTCCAGTGTTTGACGGACCAACAGTAACAGATTTGAAAAATGAGAATTATCGGAAGACAAAAAAACAAGAAGCTATAAAATTAATGCTTCAATACTTTAACAAATCTGAAGTGGCAACCGTTTATTATTATGTTAAACAACCCCCGAGTAAAGATGATTTAAAAACAGGACTATCAGCTACCTTGACCCTCGGCGCCGCAGCGGCCGGGGGAGCAATTGGTGCATCAACAGCCGCGCTACTAGGCAAGACCCCAGCAGGCACGATTTTAGCTGCTACTCTCGGCGCAGGAATAGGTACATTGGCTGCGACTGGTGTTGGGGTGCTTGGTGGTGTTGTTATCCCTGATCCGATTCGTGGTTATGATCTTGTTACAGAAGAGCGAGACGTTGTAAGCGAACTTCTTCCCTATGCTAAATTCGAGTACTCAATACCTATCCAGAAAACAGCCAGAACGAGAATTCTAGTCTCGGTCCCAGTAGAATATCTAGAAAGAGTTCCCACAAGGGCCATCGCCGAACCAGATACCAAATTTGAATCTGATTTAGAGGCAACTATACTTGGCAAAGATTTTTTCCCTATGTTCCGCAGAAGTGTTAGAGCAATGAGGGTCTACCAAAATCAACTTGACAATTGGTATACTAATGAAGGTGGCCAGCTGGTTAAGGTAAGAGAACGCACTTCATCTCGCTTAAATTTAAGAGATGAGGCAGATTATCTTGAAGATTTTAGAGATCAGATAAATGCATTTATAAAAGATCAAGGGTTATCATTTAAAGGCTTCAACCAGATAGAAAAAATAACATTTAAATTTGAAGAAACTGGAACTGATTCAATAGCTTTGCGACAGATAGAATTTAATAAACCCGGTTGTGAAAACATTAGAGTTGGCAAGGGCGGTAAATACAGCAAGTTATTCCAAGACTTAACAGCGTATTCTCCAATGCAGAGATCAACAACTCTGTATTATGTCGGCGCTCTGCCAGAGATGGATCTTGTTTTGCAGGCTCGGTCCCCAACGCCTTGGCTTGAATTTGTAACAACGTTTACTTTTCCTAGCGTTGAAGTCTTGCTGGGCGCAAATAGTAATAATGTTTTAAATGATCCGTCTTCTTTAGAGTGTCTCGGCGATAAATTAGGAGAAGACAATGTAGGTCAACTTCTAGACCAGTTAGAAGGTATAGGTCTATCTTTTCCTGATGCAGTCTTAGCCAAAATAAAAGAAGGTACATGTAAGACTCGTGAAGAAGTCCAAGAAGAAGATGATGAATCTAACGGACTTTCTAAAGAACAGAAGCGCCAAGCCCGCATCGACGCTCGCACCGCTCGCAAAGAAGCCCGAGCAGAAAGAAGAACCCCTGAAGCCCGAGAAAAAAGAAAAGAGATAAGAAGCGATGCAAAAGAAGCTCGCAAAGCAAAGCGTAAGAAAGAAAGAGAGAGAGAAAAAGCCGAACGTCGATTACGCTTAGAAAAAGAAGATCCATATTTGTTTATAGTGATTGAGGAAATAGAAGCTGAAATTGCAAAACGAAAGCTTACAAACTCAAACTTTTTACAAAATAAAAAGGACAACAAAAATCTTAAACGAAGACAATATAAAAGAAACCTAAGAAAAGCAGACCGTGATTTAAAAGAATTATTTTTCCAACGACTCAACGATCGATTAAAGTGGTGTGGATGGCTAGCCTTATCTCTGAGAGCGGCAGATTGTGTTGCTCAAGGAATTGGTGAACAAACTGCTATTGGTCTACTAACAGAGGCAGCTTTTAAATCAATGAGCGATGCTCACTTAGAGCGCGTCTTCGCTGGCCTACCCCCAGAGGAGCAACAAAAAGTTTTTGATACTTTGGAAGAGGACGTTAAAGGACTGCCTGCACCATGGGACACAAACTACATTGGAGGGAGTTATTCAGGACCCGGATTTTCCTTAGCAGGTGGGCCACCTGCCACAAATCCTACATCTCTAAAAAATAGAGAGGAAGAACTAAAAAAGAGAGAAGCCAACGAGATTTTAGAAAGTCTCGGGGTCGAACCAAACCCGGATGCTAGCTTAGATGAAATTTATGAAGAGATCGGCAAAGAGTCTACTGAGGCGCTTGATGAGGTGCTGGGTCGCTTCGAAACACAGCTACCAACCGACGACACGGAGAACCCAGCGGCCGACTATGAACCATGGGTTAATACTGATGACGTATTTAATGTAGAGTTGGGAACCACTGGGGATGACGTTCAGGTAGTTGAGGAGTCACTTTTATTTCTTGGTTATGACATTAATGTTGATCGAGAATTTACCCCCGCATCAGTTGAGGTGTTAAATCAATTCCAGAGAGACAATGATTTACCCGAGACTGATAGTATCGATACTAACACTTTACAACGTATTAGGCTTGCTGTTGATAGGAGAGTACAAGACATAAGAGACGCCCAACCAACTGCTGACGACCCACCCGTGCGTTCTAGAACGGCGAACGATCCCGGTATTTTTGGAATTGGATATTCAGAGGGCAATTTCTCTTTTGGTGGTGTTGGTAGTGATAACCCCGGTTCAGGTGGCACTTATGGTCAAGCACTTGCTGGTTTTAACAAGGTACTCGTTGACGCTTATAGGAATGCTATACTTAAATCTGTTGGTGCTGATGTTTTATTAAATGAGCTTAATAAATTACCGGGCGCCCCTATTATTGCATCATTTATTAAGAACATACCTTGTAAACCAAATCCCCCATGGGCTATGAATCCAAGAATTGACAACTTTATGAGCACACTAGTAGTGGGCTTTGAAACTGAAACTTGTAAGTGGGATTTTGATTTAACGACACCTCAAGGCGTTCTGCCAAATGAGGCAGAATTTAACATCTTCACTATGATTTATGAAGCAGCTAAAGAAGCTCTTAAAGAGGCGATTATCGCAGCAATGATGGCGGCTGCTAAATTGATACTATCAAAAATAGGTCAAATAGCATGCGATGCAATTGCAACATTAGGTGCAAGTTTATTAGATTTATACGATGGAAATGATCACTTTAGAGATCTGCTAAAACAAAACATGTGCCCTGATGCATCGGATGATGCACTGCATTCCGCCCTTAAGGACATTTTTTCTGTATTTGCAGATGATGAAAGATCCTGTTTGGAAACTTTAACAAACTCTGAGATGGGAGATTTTATTGATGACCTGTCTGTGATGTTGACCCAAGCGCAGATTGTTCAGTTAATCAGCGGAACAGCTACAGCAGAAACATTAACTTTAGCTGTGGAAGTGGCCAAAGTTTCTGGCTCAGAGTGTATTAAAGACATTTTCTCTGACCCAGACGCTTTCACGACTTTCTTCCCCGGTCTCGAAATCTTCTTACCAGATGATTATGATGATGTGTTAAATGGAGACCTCGACCGCCCAGTCTTCCCATGTTCTGATGAAACTGCAAATCAGATTAATGACATAAGATGCGATCTTCTTGGTTTTAAGGGCTTAACTCCCGAAGAGTGCAGGGAACAGTTGGATGACATTAAAGATAAAGCTGTTCAAGACCTAGCTGACATCGCAAATATTATTAACAATGGGCCTCTTGCTGATGTACCACCTATTATTGGTGACCAGACATGCCCGGCTGATGGTATTTATAATACAAACGATCCTGTGCTTTCTGACGTTGCTGGACAGGTTGCATCACTATTGTTTATTCCGATTGAAGAAGGGCACATCAGAGATTTGATGAGTCCAATCAACTTCTTCACTGGCCATGGCGGCGTATTAAACGCTATCTTGGCAGACACAAAAGGCCGGCCATGGAAAAAACATAACTGGATGGTTAGACATTTTGGGTCGCCAAACTCTGCTGACTTAGGATTTTTTGAATTTGCGTCTGATAATGCAATCAAAGATCCAGACGGAGGGTTTTTTGAACCAGCCCCAATGGATATTTATGGAACTAAGTTAAGTGGCAGAGAAGGTAAGGGTAATTCTTTCTTTGGTCGATCGACCGGTGGCTTCCCGCCAACTGTCGGAGCCCACATGGCACATGAACTACTAAAGCTAGAGCCAGAATTTAAAACAAAGATAACCCCAGAAGGTTATGCAAATGTTTCCGACGCAATCGATGATTTTGAACAAACATTTAATACCAACAACAGAAGGATTAGAAGACGAAAAAAATATGTTGAGGCGTTTATTGATGAGTTTGATTTAGAGAACAAAACAACATGGGCTGCTAAGTTTGCACAGGCTGCTAGTGATCTCCGAAGAGGTGTTGACTTTAAATTATTTGGTGATGATCTTGATAAAAATGATCTAAAGTTCAAAAACTACACCCCGGAAGATAGAGCCCTAAGAGTTTTACAAGGTAAAGACATTTCTATCGCAGGCCAATCAATTGGTAAAAAGCCTAAGAAATGGAGTAGTAAGAATAAAAGAGCCGCTGGAACGAGTGGTGAAACCTTTGTAGAATTTTATGGCGAAAAAGCACGATTGTTAGATCTACCTGACACATCATCTGCTGACATACAACTTGATTTTAAAACATACAAAGACGAAGCCGAAGATGCGACACCAAATTTTGAGTTTAGTCTTCAGTATGATTATAACCTTTTTGATGACGATGGTAACTTACTACCTGATAACAATTATCGAGTAAAAGTGGTAGAAACACATAGATCTCCAAGTGGCGGCGGCGCCCAATTGCGAAGACAACTCAAAAAACAGGGATCTGATGTTCCGCCGAAATCTCTTTTAGACGAGGGAGATTATAGTTTTACAAGTTATGATTTGGAGTTGCCTAGCAGTCGGACCATAGAACTACAACAATTTATTGATACTTTGGAAGTTTCCGACGAGATCAAAGACTCGTACCAGATAGAACACATTTTTAGATATTTTGAAAGAATTATAACAGATGCAACCGATAAAAACTTAACTGAAGGCGACAAAAATCGTCTTAGAAGATACTTTTCCGATTCTAATTTCGATGTGATAAGTGGTTCTTTCTTAAAAAGAATTGCCAACATCATCTCTACGGGCCGGGTAGATTTATCCCCTGAAACAGATTCTGAGGATGAGCCATCTGATAGTTTCTTGCAACCTGATGTTCTGGAGGGACAGAACAAAAGAGAACAAAAAAATCATGAACAGATAGGGTTAGAATACATCGCCCCCGGATTTCTTTTTGGGTACGATCCGTTCAAAGAGCCTGACATAATTTATTTAGACAATGAAACCTATGGTGGTGTACTTGGAAAACTTTTTCCTGATAAAGTTCCACCACCCTTCTATGTGCAAGAACAAAGATACGCCGGGTGGATGGACATCGCACAGGCTTTAGTCCCAGAGGTAGATGGTTGTGAGCCAGCTAGAAGACACCTGCTGGACTTAAAACCGCTAGCCCAGCAATCAGCACAACTAGGCACAGAATTGCTAGAAGACTATCGTCTTGAGTTTGATCCCTTATGTGCTCAAGAATCACCTTTTGACAGAATAATGTCTGCATCTGACGCTGGTAAGATTGATGGAGCAATTAGAGCAATTATCAGAATTTATGTCTTGGATGTATTTTTGAGAGCAGTACCAGTGTTTACACAGTTTGGTTTATCAGATGCAAATTATGATGGGCTGTTACAAACATTCGTAGCTGAAAGAATGCGACAAGGCTTACTAACAGACGGAACACCTGCTACCGGGACTCAAGACGAGGAGTTCTATCACAGATTCTTAGAGCAGTGTGTAAATACCATAGTCAGAAAGGCCGATGCTGGTTTGATTAAAGTAGATGAAGTTAGTGATGATTGGTCACAAGAAGAGTTTGTAGCCTTAAATAATATCATACAATCAGTGGATAGATTTTATACAAGAAATGATGGTAAACTGGCGGCGCTGTCTAATGCGGCGATCTCTGGTCAAAGTATTATACAACGAGCTATTTCACCAAAGGCTAGTTCAAGAACTGTAAACATTGGTTCTGGTAGCGCCAAATTTAGCAAGACAGCAGCTAAAATTGCTAAAAAAGCGGCTTTTGAAAAAATGATTAGACAAAATGAAGAAGATGCGCTGATTATTCTTAAAAGATTTATTAGAGAGGAATTTGAAGTTATAAAAAATGACTTTAATCAAAGAATTCCGCCATCAATCGACAATATTAATCATCTGTTTCTGTTAAACGAAAATTGGATACGCGGAGGAGTATTTGGCGAAGGACCTCTAGACGTTATGTCGGATCCGACAGATCCAGATACTTTTGTATCTGAAAACATAGTCACCACGCCTGCCATCAACAAAATGAAAGAAGTTTTTAAAAAAGCAGGCTCTCAATTTGGAGATGTTTTATCTAACGCTTTTGAAGACAGGCTTCAAGCTTGGCCTTTTGTATTAGAAAAATACATTAAGATAATAGAAAAAGATAGTCCACCTACAGAAGTACGCGACCGTCCAGAGAACCTTTATAATGTAGTAAACATTTCAGATTGGGATAGTTATGTAAAACAGAAAAAATCTGAAGGACTGAAAGGTATGATCTCAGATTTATGGGGTAATCCAGCTTTGTCTGGTGAAACTGAAAAAATCGAAGATCATACTCATGAATATGAAATAGATGAAAATGGTAACGGCAGAACGTCAGAACATGTTAGTGCAAATGGCCACGTTCATTATCATGAGATTATTGATGGAGTCTTACAGAAAGAATCACTGCTTGGAGATGAAGAAACCCACAGACATAACATACCAATTATTGGTTGGAAGTTTGGGCTAAGAATTAATTACATACCACATCCAGACGATCCAAACATTGATGCTTTTGTAGGTTCGCTAGCAGAAGTATCTAAAGAGTCTGTTATGAATGAGAAAGCATTCAAGGTGAAGTCTCCAAATGGAGACAGATTTGTTATTCCAATTGCAAGCGCCGAACTAGACATACCCGACCAAGAATACGATCTTTTTGATCCTGACTCTTATGATGTTTATTGTTTGATAGAAGAATTGATTGAAAAGCAAGAGTATAAGTTTTTCTTTGAATACCTTTTCCCACTCTCCACATTTAACTCTTTGATGGCTATTTATAGTACTATGGGCTTTTTTGCTTCAATAGGCAATAGTGGGTTCCCAAGTAAGGGCGGTGACCTTTGGGAGATGCCGGGTGGAAATCATGGTAAGAAATTTAGAAAATGGGTACGAGGACCAAATGCATTCAAAAAATCAAAACAAGCAGCGAGAGATGTCTTTACAGTCATTTATGAAGCATCACAGGCAATCGACTTTACACACGAAAATAAATACGGGTACCCAGACCGTCCGACATCTATTAGAGATGCCATCCGTCCCCGTGTCAACTTCGAAGATGGGTTACGTTGGTGGCAGAGAGGTAGAAGAATCTTTAACAGGCCGTTTGATAGCTTAGGCGACGAGTGTGACGATTAGGAGGTAATTCATGGCACAAGGAATTTCAGTAGCATTACCATTACGGATAGACCCGATTGATGGGGCTTATGGTCTTAATAGGGAGATCGAATCATTTGCACAACAAAACATTAAAACTGTTGTTTTGACTAGTCCGGGCGAGCGAATCATGGAGCCAGAATTTGGTGTAGGTATTCGTCGGCTACTATTTGAACAAAATACATCTGATCTTATTGGTGTCCTTGAAGGTAGAGTTCGTAGTCAAGTGCGCCGTTATGTTCCATTTGTTGATTTAAAAAATGTATCTGTAAGATCCCCTACTTACGGAAATGGCGACATAGATATGAGTGCGCTAGTTTTGGAGATTAGGTACAACATACCAGCGATTAGTCAGACTGATCTGTTTTTAACAATACCCGTAAGCATTTAAATAATGTGAAACACTATTTATAAGTGGAGACAATTTAGAATGGCCAAAAGAAATGTACCAATAGATTATACGAGTAGAGACTTTGAGTCAATTAGGGATGACTTGGTTAACTACGCTCGCCGGTACTATCCTAATACATTCAAAGATTTTAGTGAAGCTTCTTTTGGAGCTTTGATGTTGGACACTGTTGCTTACGTTGGCGACATCATGTCATTTTACTTAGATTATCAGGTAAACGAATCATTCATTGATTCAGCCGCTGAGTACGAAAACATTCTAAGAATGGCCGAAACTATGGGCTACAAATACCAAGGGCCTGCATCTACAACTGGAATTGTATCATTTTATGCTCTTGTCCCAACTAACACAACAGCACTTGGTCCTGACCCAGCGTACATGCCAATTATCAAGCGAGGGACTATTGTTTCTGGTGGAGATAATAGTTACATCTTAACTGAGGATGTTCGCTTTGATGATCCCAACAATCACGTTGTTGCTGGCAGGATTAATGAAACTACTGGTAACCCATCTAGTTATGCTATTAAAGCGCAAGGACAGGTGGTGTCAGGACAATATGGCGTCGAAGAAGTAACCATAGGAAAGTTCCAAAAATTTAAAGAGGTCAGGATTGCAGATCCCAATGTTGTAGAAATCATCAGTGTTTTTGATTCGAATGGTAGAGAATACTTTGAAGTAGAATTTTTAACACAGGATGTTGTTTATAAATCAATACCAAACACAGATAGCAACACTAGAGATAATGCGCCTTCCTTGCTTAGACCGTTTGTTGCGGCTCGACGATTTACCACCAGAAAAGATTTTTCTGGAATGGCCTTGCAGTTTGGTTTCGGATCCGAGAACGAAATTAGTAAACCCGGACTTGCAGATCCTTCCTCGGTTGTACTACAGAGGCACGCAAAAGATTATGTTACCGATACATCCTTTGATCCAACTGACATTTTAGGAACTGACAAATTAGGTATAGGACCTGCTAACACAACCTTGACAATTACTTATCGCAAGAATAATACCTCCAATGCAAACGCTGCTGTCAACTCGGTAACAAGTATCGTCCGGCCATTATTTGAATTCAATGACCCAGAAGTAACTTTCACTGCGACAGCTAGAGATACAATAGCAACTCTTGAGTGTTCAAATGAACAACCAATAGTAGGTGCAGTTAGAGATCCTTCAATAGAAGAAATTCGTATGCAAGCCATGAATGTCTTTCCCACCCAGAATAGAGCAGTTACTGCAACAGACTATGAGGCCATTGCTTATGCAATGCCATCTCATCTTGGAGCAATTAAACGGTGTAGAGTGATTAGAGATAAAGACTCATTAAAAAGAAACTTAAACATGTTTATTATTTCTGAAAACTCAAGAGGGCAACTAATAAGAAGCAACTCGGCTTTAAAAGATAATTTAAAAATACATCTTAACAGATACCGTATGATTAATGACACTGTTGATATTCTTGATGCCAAGATAGTTAATGTTGGCATAGAATTTGACATTGTGGCAAATGATGATGTTAATAGGTTCGAGGTATTAGACAACGCTATCACCGCTCTAAGAAATAAATACCAAGACACAACAATGTTTATTGGCGAGAGATTCTACCTAACAGACATTTATACCGAACTTAACAAGGTTCGAGGAGTTGTTGATACAGTTCATGTCAAACTAGTTAATAAAAGCTCAGGTAACTATTCCAATTCATCCCTAAACATTGAAAAGTTTATGTCTCTTGACGGGAGATACCTGTCGGTCCCCGACAATGTTATTTTAGAAATTAAATTTCCAAATGCTGACATTAAAGGCTCCGTAAAATAATGGCTATTAAAAGATACTTTGCAAAAGCAGACAATACTATAACGAACGCCTTCAGGGAAAATCTGAGCACTAGAGGTTCTGGATCTAACATGGGCGCCTCTGACATTTTAGAGGTATTTTCAATCTACGGACAGAACTCAAGTAGTTCAGGCCTGACCTCGGAGGTTTCTAGGGTTTTGATTGAATTTGAAACCTCGGCTTCTACGAACTCAATTAAAGCCGATCGTGATGCAGGTATCATTCCAGCGAGCGGTAGTGTTAGTTTTTTCTTAAGAATGTTTAATGCCCCTCATGGACAGACTTTACCAACATCTTTTACGATGGATGTCTCGGCAATTTCAGGTTCTTGGAATGAAGGTACTGGACTTGACATGGAGGAATACAGGGACATAGGTCGGTCAAATTTCTTTGAAAGACAAACAAATGTACTTTGGTCCACAGCAGGCGGTGATTATTATACTGACTTATCTTCATCATTCACAGCATCTTTTGAAAGCGGCACTGAAGACATTGATCTGGACATAACAACCCTTGTTGAGCAATTTGTTAACAGTGATGGTAATGTGTTAGGACACAAAGAAGATAACGGAGTGGGAGTTTTTATATCTAACGCTTTTGAAACAGCAGAAAGATCTTATTATACAAAGAAGTTTTTTGCTCGCGGAACAGAGTTTTTCTTTAAGAGACCACACATCGAAGCACGCTGGAACTCGTCGATCGAAGACGATCGAGGCAATACATTCTACAGTAGCTCGTTGGCCACAGGCGAAGAAAACCTAAATACTATTTTCTTATACAATTATTTCCGAGGCCGGCTCAGGAACATACCAGCAATTGGAACCGGAAACATTGGGGTTAGTTTATACGAACATGGTGTCGGTGGCCCAACAACTGACTCTATAGATTTGGTGGTTGATGGCACACATGTTTTGGCTGCTACTCCCAAAGTTATAACAGGCTCACATGTTTCAACTGGCATTTATAAGGCTTCTTTTGCACTTACAGCAGCAGCCACACCTTTAACAAGAATACATGATGTATGGTTCCAATTAGCTAGCAATGTAACACAAGCATCCGACACAGCAACTCAATTCGTTACAGGTTCAATTAATCCAAAAACTATAAATGTTTCTACAATTGCGCCATCAAACGATTTTCATGTAAATGTGACTAATCTCAGAAATACATACGGTAAAAGTGAAACTGCCAGATTCAGAATTTACACTCGCAAAAAAGATTGGTCACCAACTATTTATACTAAGGCCGTTGCGGAACCAGAGTTAAATCTGGTAGAAAGCGGCTCGTTCCAGATCTTTAGAGTGATAGATGAGTTAAAAGTTATTCCATACGGCACCGGCAGTAATAAGCATACATTCTTGTCCTACGACCAATCAGGTTCTTATTTTGATTTAGACATGGCAATGCTTGAGCCCGGATACAGATACGGAATAAATTTAGCGTTCTACAACGAAGATATTGGAGATTATGTTGAACAGACAGAAACTTTCAAATTCAAAGTTGATTAATTAGGACAGAGTTTAGTATGAGTATTAAAAAGCTATTTGATTCTAATAAGCAAAATGTTGTTCTTCAAAAAACCAGCCTAGAGCAAGAGGTTGTCGAGAACTCACCAGAACTAGAGTCCGCAGCCAATGTTAGAGAGCAAATCAAAAGAGTAAATCGGTTTGTTCCACAGTTTGATTTTAGTAAGCCAAAAAACTTTGTTACTTACGGATCTGCTAAATCTTATTATGAAGATTCTGTTTCAAGGATCACGGGTGAATATCCTTATGATGGCTCTGATGAAGAGAAGACTCGCTTCTTAAATGAATCAAACTTTTTAGACCTTTACATCTATGACAATTTGTATCCAAAAACCACAGGATACATTGAGCTTGGATCTAGCCTCAATCGTTCCGCCGGCTCATGGGGAGTACAGGATTCGAGCTGGGCTAAAGTCACCAACGCCGATTTCATTAGAATTACGGGAGGCCCCAATACAGCTTCCTCTGGTATGCCGACTGGCGAGATACATACCACCTTTACTAGTTCTAATTATTATGATACAGACATTTATGGCACTGCCGGGACACTAGACTTTGGTAGGGTCGGCTCTAGAGAATCCAATCTACAGTGTGACTTGGAGAGTAAGGGTGTTACGGTAGAGTTCTGGATGAAAAAGAATGCCGACTCTTTGGCAGGGTTTCCCTCCTTTGCAGGCGGCACTGGTGAGACATTAGCTAATAGCGGCAAAGAGGTTATTTTTGACCTGTGGAACAGCCATGCAACATCGAGCCTTAACGCTGAGACTAATGGCGCTTATCAGCCCAACCCCGACTATGGTCGGTTGCTTATCTTTTTCTCGGGGTCAACAATCTCAGACCTTGGAGCAGGCCCACTACGCGCTCATGTCGCTGGTCCTCCTATCGACGCAACGGGAGTCGTTGCGGGTACGAAAGTAGCGGACATTGATCTTTTTGAAGGGGTATCAACGGTTACAACCTCTTCTGTGGCAGATGGAAATTGGCACCACTATGCCTTCTCTTTCAGGACGAAGCAGATATCGAACCCCGTCGGTGCTTTACAACCTAACTTGCATGTTATTTCTTACATGGACGGTATTAAACTGAGAGAACAGACCTTTAATCAGGCCACGATCGCTTCTGTTACTGGATCACTTAAAGCCCACATTGGAGCCCTGATAACAGCGCCGTCTGGTAATGCATACGCTCTTGCGATCGACGAAATCACCACTAATCTCCGTGGCCAAGCTGCATTATCTGCTTCTTTGGATGAGTTCCGCTACTGGAAGTGCGAGAGAACAGAAAAAGAAATCCAACAGAATTATTTCACCACAGTCAACGGCGGCACTAACACAAACATAGCAAACGCAGAACTAGGTGTTTATTATAAATTTAACGAGGGAATCACTGGCGATACCGCGACAGACCGGATTGTTTTGGATTATTCCGGTCGCATTTCAAATGGTGTTTGGAACAACTATCAAGGATCTACAACCAGAAACACAGGCTCTGCCATTGTATCCTCGTCGGCTGCTACTTTTGAGAAAGAAGATCCAATTATCTATGGATCACACCCGGACGTAAAGACTCTGTTTGATGAATTGTCCTTGTCGGGTAGTATTTACGATAATGAAAATAATTCATCAATTGTAGACTTGATTCCTGCTTGGATGGTCGAAGAAGACGAACTTCAAGGCACGCAGCAAATCAAGAAGCTAACACAGATCATTGGCTCTTATTTCGATACTCTGAACGCACAGATCAAAGCCTTACCAGATCTAAAAGACAATACATACATCAGTTCTAGCAGCAAACCAACGCCTTTCATGAGAAACTTGTTAAGCTCCAGAGGCTTGATGGTCCCAGAAATCTTTGTTGATGCAACACTTCTGGAGTTGTTTGCCAACAGAAGCGAAACAGAAAACTATAAATTAGACATAAACGAAGTTAAAAACTTAATTTACAAAAACATTTACAATAACTTGTCTCACATTTACAAGTCTAAGGGCACTGAAAAATCTTTTAGAAATTTGATGCACTGTTATGGTATTGGTGATGACATTGTTAGGTTTAACGCTTACAGCAATAACACAACGTTTAAGCTTGAAGATACTCATAGACAAACCGTTGTAAGAAAAAATTATGTGGACTTTAACCACCCCACGCGCTTTGACGGCACAGTTTACATGCAGTCTGCATCAAACAGCGACGACGATCCCTCAAACTTTCTAAATCGTGTTACCGGCTCAACGGGTGTGCCCGCTTATACATTTGAAGCCGAAGTTATTTTTCCTAAAAAAGTAGAATTCTCGAACCCAGAATATTTTGATACTCCGTTTTTAAGCTCCTCGCTGTTTGGATATCAAGCAAACGTAACCACTAGGACGGATGAATACGATACGCGGCTAGGGAAAGGGCTCGGTATGCGGGTCTTCGCTGTACGGCCCTCAGTTGATTCAAAGGATGCTAAGTTTGTTGTTATAGGGGGCACCAGCTCAACGCCCGACGCTGGGTTTTTTATATTAGAGACTAAGACTTATAGTAATGTATACGATAACCAAAAATGGAATTTTGCGATAAGAAACATCAAAACTGGTTTCGATGAAGGTCTCGCGTACAGCGCCGGCGGTGGAGGTGGACAAGAGTTTGTAGACGTGTCAGGCTCCGCAGGCGCCGGCACCAGTGGTACTGGCAATAAGGTAGAATTTGTAGGTTTTAATGTTGAAGCCGGCGTACTAAAAAATAAATTTTTTGAAACAACTGTGGGCCACAACATCCAAAGCAACTTCCACTTCGGCAGTAAAAGATTTTTTATCGGCGCAGACAGAACCGACCTAACAGGCTCAGTTCGTCATTTTGCAGACACAAAAATTTCTTCTCTAAAGTATTACAGTACCGACGTATCAGACTCTGCTATTCTGGCCCACGCCCTTGATCCAGAAAATGTTGGAACACTACATCCACTGAAGCAAGCAATTCCGCCATACGGTACGGAGGTCATCTTCAGCGAGGATCAAACTCATATTCCATTTGATCCTACTCCAGTCCCCAGTTTTGTTAGATTACCAAGTTTAGATACTTTGTTTTTTCATTGGGATTATTCACAAGTTACTGGCTCCAATGCATCTGGTGAATTTGTTGTGCTTGATGCAACTTCGGGTTCCTTCCATGATGGCTTTCAGACCGCTAACCGTCGCATGCAGCGTGACGTATTTAAGGTTTATTATAACGGCAACGGCCGAGCCATCGGCACCAAAATGCAGTACTGTGGCAGAGGCTTCTTCCCCAACGCTCGCAATTCAAACGACGTTATTAGTAAAGAGTATGTTCAAGCATTTAAACAAAATCTTCCAGAAGCAGTCAACACTGCTGATGCCGTAAACGTTTTATCCCGCGATGATGATCTTTACCCCAGAGACGCAGCTATCTCCCAAACTTATTTTGCATTTGAAAAAAGTGTCTACGGGATTGTATCACAAGAGATTCTTAAGTTCTTTGCAACAATCGTTGATTTTAACGATTTAATAGGTGATGTTGTACATAAATATCGTACTAACAACAAGAGCATGAGATTCGCTCGCGAGCTTTTCTTTGATAAAATTCAAAATGATCCAGATCTAGACAAGTTTATTGATTACTATAAGTGGATTGACTCTTCGTTATCTATCTTTTTACAGCAACTTGTCCCTGCGTCCGCAGACGTTACCGATGAAATTAGAAATGTTATCGAAGACCACATCTTAACCAGATCAAAATACAGGCACAAAATGCCAATGCTTGACACCAAGACGTTTGATGGATTGCCCGTTGGAACTGTTAAGGCAGGTAATAAGTTTGGCGGCACCTATCTTAAATCAAGTATGAAGGGCGTTGAAGAATTAAACTATAATTGGCGTTATGGTCATCACCCGATCGGAAAAAATGAATCTCATGATTTGTACTGGCGTGAACGAGCACTAAGATCTGAAACTATATTGGGAACTCATCACTCGGTTGATGTAATCAGACAAAAAATCAATGACATTGTTTTAAGCTTTAACTCTGCCAGTGCTGATGAACTTAATTCAAACGGCACCGCAACTGGTATCTACGATGGATCTACATACGCCCTCCGTAAGTTTGCTAGAACCACCAAACTAACAGCAGACATCTCTTCTGACATCGGCGGTGGATACAACTACCCAAGAAACCAGAAGCCGGATGCTGTTTTCCCACTACTAAATCCTGCGAACGGCGCCGCATTTAGGTTAAAGCCGTCACCTGTTGCCGACATACGGGAAGAAGAAATACGTCCGGTTATAAAACAAACCAAGAGAGCCATACCAGCAATTTATGATACGCTCACAGATCTTCCACCGGCGATTCGAGGAGCAAAAAATCTATCCCCTGTCACTTTCTTTAGCTCTTCAGCCAGCCCATCTGCTGGATTTGGTACACACGTCTTCGTCAAAGATGAAAATGTCCACCCAGAAGCAAATGCATATTTAACCAACAACGATGTTATCCCAGATAATCAAGAAATTGCTGGGTTTCACAATGATTCTTATGGGCCAGATTACGAAGTCCCGATGCAGGGGCCATTTACAAATCAACATGTTGGAGGCAACAGGCACAGACATACTGACTTAAATGAAGGGTCTGATGCAGGAGGCCCATCCGGCAGGGCTGAAGCTTTTCGATTCAACAGAAACAATGCCCGAACCACCTTCGGCCCCGGCGACATGGATGAATTTGGTTTTATACCTTTCTCCAACCGATCGACCCGACCTAACTATCGCAGAGACGAAACAGCCAAGCGCCCTGTTAACATCAAGAACATTCAGCACAGAACTAGCTCTGCAAAGCAAAACACAATTGCTGCTGGAAACTTTGATAAACGATACGAGTTTGTTCAAACTACAAGCCGCACAGTAAACAACGCAGCCTTTACCAAGGCTGAGGGTGAAAGAAACAACTTTACTATCTCTGTTGCAGGCGCAGATGAGGTTGGCTACATTGACCACGTTACAGACTACGCCAAACCTGAACGGCGCCGAACAGAACACGTTATCGTTAGCCGCTTCTCTGCACCCGGTAGCCCCGAAACAGCAGGTGACAACAGAGGTGGTCCCGGCTTGGACTTTGAAGCCGCTGAGGTTAGTCCTTATAACAACTTGAATTATCGTAATACAACTGTTCGAGATCCACTTAGAAGCCTGTTAACAGAAAAGAGCGAGCGTTTCGGATTAAAATCAGGCTCATCTGACAGTGATGTGGACGTTACATCAGATTACGAATTAAATGTTACAGCCAGTTTCCACAAGATAAACAGAAACAGGCTTAGAAGAATCGAATTACAGAGTACTTTAACAAATGCAAACCCGGCTCTGACGGCTTCTACATTTGACAACTTCTTTGTACAACACCCGATTCCTAGATCTGACTTTCAATATGCTTGGATTACCGGCTCTCTCCAAACAACAGTGCAGCCTGTTCTTGGTTATTTCCCACAGGATGGTCTTGTTTCAACAGGAACCGGATTGATTAGCGCAATAAACTTCGTCACCGCGAGCGATTTCGGAGCCGGACTCACTGATGGGTCACGTCGCTCCGATCATGAGAATGACACTTACGATGCCGGCTCTCTTGTAAGAACGGATTTCGCCGGCCTCAATACAACAATCATAGAGCCAATTTCCGCTTCGAATTTTACAATAGGGTACCCCCTTACAGCAGATGTATATAACTATTATAATTATGGAGATATTGGCAGCTTTGCCCTGAACACAGTGAATATGGGTTCATTCATACAAAGGATTGGAGCGCCCCCCTCCGACAAACAACCAGATATTCTTCCAAACCTCATTCAACATCGCCAAGGCCCATACGGATACCCAACTTGGAAGCAAATCAGAGTTGGCCAAGGTCAATTAGCACGATACTATAGAAAAAACAACCTTTACACTCACACCCTCACAAACCCACCTGAGATAACTGTTAAAGTCAACGGCGGAACACAACAAGTCCGAGGCAAGTTTGGAACAACGCTTTTGGTCAGCCAATCGGCTGTAACAAGCAAGTTTATGCCCCTGATCTACGATGTTAAATACAAAGCAGGTAGAAGAAAAGACGGCACTGTGGTTATAAGAGATGGCATCATTAAAACATCCTTCGGCAACCAGATTGTAACTATTGAGGATGAGACTTTATTAAACGCTCTTAATTTAAAATACGAGCCCGGTGACCTATCTTATAAGCAGATCTTAAAGATGTACAGAGACGGTGGTACTCAAGATCCATCCAGCCCAATCCAGAAAGTTAATAGCCTAACCTATAAAGAAATAATCTTCCCATCTTCAAAGAACATGTATACTTCTGAGGTCAGAAAGAGAAATAACTTTGAAAATGATTTCTGGAGAGATTCCCGCGCCGACAGAACTTTGAAGGGTATAGCTAAGAAACCAAGAAACCCAGCCGGCGTTTCTGTAAACCAAAGTAGCTGGGCACTTGATCCTCTAGTAAAATTTGAAACCAGAGGCGATAATAATCTACCACCGGTCGAGCAAACCGGATCCCATAATGATCCTGAGCGCCGAGCCGGCGTGCTTCAAAACGACTATGTTCACTTTCATCGCCAGTCAGATGGGGATGCCTCGTCTGCAAATTCTGTAACAGTTGCGGGTCTAGGTCCACTTTATGCTAGAAAACAAAGTTTTGCAGCAACAGCCTCGGTTATTGCCCCATGGGGTCTTGATGTTACAGCAGACGTTAACAGCTTCAGTCACATCGGCCTCGCCAAAGCCGCTGGAGTTACAGATGGATCTAGTGATCAGGCGTTCTCTGTCGATGGTTTCTTTACAGGTGAAGCTGCATTTGATGCGAACCGCATGGCAGGAAAATTCACAGGTAGTGCCGCAACACCAGAGTTTAAGTTTATAGAACGCCAACCGTTTTATGACACATACGACGAATTTTCCGATGACATAAGGGTAAAATATAAAGATCACAGTATTATACCAGAATTTAGAATCACTGATTTCTTAAAGTTTTATAGAAACAAAGGTGATTTTCTAGCAGAAAATCCAAGATTCTTGCAGATAGTTGGTGTTGATTCTGGCTCTAATGTTCCCCAAAACAGCGACGAAAATAATTTCTTTACCACGTTCACCAATTCAGATTTTATGAAATATTTCGAGGTGGTGCGTTCAGACCATGAAAACATGGCAGAGCCAGATTCCTTAACCCTTAAATGCAGTGCTGTTAAGAAATTTATACCATACGATGGGTTTTATCCGGCTGAACGCACCGTACAAATTTCTGAGGAATTTATAACTTCTTTGTCTGGCACTATTACACATGTAACCGGCGCGAACATGAATACTCCAGCTGGCCTAAGACCGCTTGTTCAGCCTGTGTTCGCACCCGGTGTCTTATACAATACAATTAAAAGTGGCCTTGCTGTTGATTACCCAATTCTAACTGGTTCTCTATCCGGAAGCGGTCCAAATCCAGCTTTCTACAAACAATTTTATGTTGCAGAAGAAACAGTGGTAAATGCTGGATCCTATGGTATTTTTTCAAACTCCCAGTTTACCGCAGCCGAGACAATTCAGGGAGGTGGATCATTTAGGTCAGACCACGAACTGGGTTGGGATTTCAGAGTCCCGTTTGAATCTCTTATTGAACCAGAAAATTATTTAGCTAACTTAAACATTCAAGATGAGGAACCAAATCCCTTAGCTATGGTAGATAGCATGATTAACTGGTCTGGACAAAATACAGATGTTTATAAACAAATGATGAACAACTTTTTATCTGAAACGGTTAATTTTTTCATGAGCGACGGTGGCCTCACGAAAATTAGATCCAAAACGCAAAAAGATTTTAAAGCAGTTACGCCCGGACAACCTTATGGTATGAGGGTTAAGATGTGGCGCAGTATGGACAAATCAAAAATTCCATCTGGGTCTTGGGGAGCTTTCCCTCTCCCGCAAAACACAAGAGAAATCTTACACAAAGATGGTGACATAAACCCATACAATGGGGCCACGGCATCGTATGCAAGTTATCCAGTTGATGTATCTGCACGCGAAACACTTACAATGTATAGCCGGCCATCTGCTTTTGGTCCTCCAATCGGACTGGTCGGCGCCGCAGGCGTTAGTGGCGTAGCTGATAACTTATTTGGTGGTACAGCCGCCGCTTCTACCTTTGCAGAAAATCATGAATTTGCACCGCAAAATGGTGTCTTTTCAACTCATACGCCACCCTATTACGATGGCGAGTGTTGGTATGACATTATTTTCTGGCCAAGAGGACTTAAAACTACAGCGATCAATGCCGCTGCGGTCAATGGCCTAAACACGTTTATGGTGACTTTTGGTCAAGACCCCGAAGCACCCAATACTCCATTTCAACCAACTCTGGACGAAATGTTTTCAGAACCTTCACCGGGCCTCTTTTTTGACATCTCAGCTTCTACTGTTGGTGGTTCTGCCGCGAGTCTTAAAAATGGCACACCATTAGCAGGGTCCTTTAGACGTAAGTGGAGATTTGATCAGGAGGAGTTGCTTCGTCATCCAAAGGGTTCTCACTGGACAAGAATCGAAGCTATGAGTGGCGATGGCACATCTGGCGATGTGGTGATCGGACCAGCAGTAGGTAAATATGTTAACAAGTGGAGCATGCAACTAGATGCATCAGTTAACATTTTTAGAAAATCATCAGAATCAGAGGGCAACACTGGTCTTGATCAAGATCGAGCTTGGGAAATTCAAACCAAATTTGAATGCCCTATTCTAGATTTTGGTTACATTAATAACCTTTCCGCTTTCCCAACAACCACTGACAGTGGTCCAGCAAACGCAACTATACCTCTTGGGATGTGGCATCAGTTTGGAAGATTGCCACAAGGCGACGAAGGTGTTTATCTGCAAGTAACAGATATTCCAGAAATGTGGCTAGCTAATCACCCAAGTGCATCGCTTATTGATGACTTGCCCGGTATTAATAATACTGGGTTGGTGAGCAGGTCGCCATACATTTCTGGCAATCGCCAAGGCCGCATCGCGGCGATGCAGAAGTATTACAATGGATATTCAGTTCCGGTTAAATCAAATAACGACACATCTGCCATTGGTGTAGCTGACGCCGGCAGAAATTATTCAAATGTGGACGGGGATGATTCTGTTAGAATTCCAAAAATTCAGTCGTTAATTGATGTCTGTGGATTCTCTACAGAGCCACAAAGAGTGGGTGAACTAAGAGATACAAAACAAATGAGCGAAGGCATTGTAGCGGTACCGTTTATCGAGGATCAGGGCGAAAGAAAATTCTTTAGAATTATGGGCCCAACCAACCCGAACTATGAAACTCTTGCCGGCGCCAGTGTTAAACGCCAAGTCGATCTTATGTCAAAATATGTTATGCCTCCATTCTTTGACTTTTTGAATAATCCGGGGCAAGTCGCACCGGTCGCAATGTACATCTTTGATTTTACTCACACGTTTACTAAAAACGATCTACAGCACATGTGGCAAAACCTTGCCCCAGAATTAACAGTTAAATTTGACCGTGCCCAAGAATCGGTTACTCACAGGCTTTATGACAATGAACTTCTTGGATCGCTAACTAGATTAACAGATGCAGCGACAAAGACACCTAATAATGTTATTGTTAAGAGAACTGTCATGCCAGAAAAACTTCAGTGGATGGTGTTCAAAGTCAAGCAAAGGGCGTTCAGTGATTATCTCCAGTTCACAGACAACAGAGAAAGAACGATGCCAAAGTACACCAGTAACTGGCCATACGACTTCTGTTCTATGATAGAACTCGCAAAGATCGGCGCCGAGGTCGAATTCAGATCATCAGGCAAAGACCGGTCGTTTGATTTACCACCACCTGCCGCACCGGGCCAAGAGCCGCCTAATGTTGACCCTCCAGTTCATGAACGACCGCCGTTCCTTGGCGAGCCATCAACTGGCCCGCAAGGTGAAACAAACACGGCAGGCATTCAAGATACTACACTTAATCTTGGCGCAGGAGCTGGCGGCTTGTCAGCACAACAGGGTGTAAACACATCGTCTGACATGATTACTTCTAATCTGTTAACAGGTGGAAGAATTGGGGGAAGTGGTAACACTGGTATGCTTCAAGGGGGCACCACTGTTAGCGATCAAGACACAACCACCCCCGCCGGAACCGGACGAGGCGCCCTTACAACAGGCGCTGAGACACCATAAACAATGAGGGTAATTAAAGTATGACATTTTTTGATTCAAAAGAAGAAGTATTAGATGTACAACTTACAAGATATGGCCGTCAAATGCTTTCTAAAGGCATGATGCGCCCAACCTTCTATGCTTTTTTTGATGATAATGTTACTTATGATTCTCGTTATGGTGCAATACATATTGATACATCTGTTATTTCTGTTGACGATTCAAAAACTGGCACCAACGCCAGCACTTATAACGGCAAAAGTCTTCCGGCCCAATCAAGAAATCTTATCGAATCTAGAATACAAGAAGAAACTCCATACCTCCACACTCAGCATTCTTTTACTGGTAGAGAAGAACATTTTTTTGATAATGAGGAAGATGACTTAGATAGAGTCAAGCTTGCCATGTATGAAAAGACCACTGTTTTACAAACACCAATGGGAACTTCAACAGTCGGTGCAGAAAAAGCTCCTGCATTTCGAGTACAGTTTTTGCAAGGCGAAATAGACAAAGTAGAATTTTTCACAACAGGAAGCTCAAGGGGCAACACAAGTACACAGCAATTACTAAAAGTCCCACAGATTGAATCTGACATAATTTTTAAAACTTTAATTGCTGACGTTACTGGTCCACAGCCAAAGTTTGAACCAGACCCTGCCCTTGTGCCCGGTAGAACGTATACGGATAATACGTTTGCAGCCATCGGCCCAGAACAGATTCTTATAGTTGTGGATGAGGAAAACACCGACTTTGATTTTGAAAATTTTGACATAGAGGTATTTGAAATAACTGAGCAAACTGGATCTTTTGGCGAACCTGTTCTTGAACAATTATCTTTTATTAAACCAGTAGAGCTGGTTAGAGATAACCTTCTTCTTGATCGCGACGAAGCTGAAATACTAGCAGGACAACCAAACGGAAACATACCAGCACTTGATCCAACCTTTGTTGAATATTATTTTGACATTAATGTCGATAGTGAAATAGACGAAAACCTTATTTGTAGCGCAATCTCCGAACTGGAAGCTAAGAATGTGTTCACAGATATAGAGATAGTTTGTCCTGACCTTGAGTCACCCACATCCAGAAACCTTTATGGATCTGACGCCTTAGCTGATGATTGTCCGGATTTATAATGTTGGCACTACTTAATGTAAAGGTGTTTTATTATGGCTGAGATAGATTACTCAAGTGTGTTTGATACTGTTTTACCAAACGTATACATAAGAAAGATCTCCTTATTTCCAACTACCGACTCTGGTCGTAGGGGTGGAATTAGCTACGAGTTAAATCAGTTAGAAGAAACAACAAAGAATGAATTTGGTTCTACCATTGGGATAGACCGCAAATCATTTGAAAGTGCTACATACGGCAAGACTGGTTTGAAAATAAATGTAGAGTTTGTAATAAAGGACATCCTTAAGGAGAATGGCAAGTCATCTTGGTTCGATGATGCTTCAATTTTAAATTTATTAAAAGCAAGACTAATTTTATGTAAAAGCAAAAATTTAACACAAGATTTTAGAGAAGGTGGCTTCTCACCAAGAAATATTAAATTAGCCCTGCAAACTGGAAAAGTTGTGCAACAGGTCATAGATCTGAAGAAAGGGCTATCAGACTCTATTATTATGCAGCGGAGAGAAACAGTTGATGGAAGCACAATTTACTCTGTTAGCTATGATGCAACATTTTCTATTGACAAGTTAAATCCAAGACATCTATCATTATTTGCTCACACCTTTGTTGATTTAGAAGAGGCAAAGAAAAGATTACCTGTGAACCGAGCCACGTCTAGGAGAGGGTTCCTTCAGGGTTATTCCGTCTCAGAAACAATAATTGATCGCGGCGCCACAAGAAAAGAAGGGCATGTTTTTGTTCAACCGGATGGGAAAGTTTGGGCTGGGCCTGTCCATTTTCATCGTGGAACTGGATTCATGGCAGGAGCCTTCCATCGTAGTGAGGCACACTCAACCTTAAATAGAAAGAAAGTACCAAACTTTTTAATTGAGGATTATCGGCACATTGATAAATTGGAGAGAGCAGACCTTCTATTGCAAACATCTAGAAAGAATGCTCGAAGATCACGCGCCAAGCAAAATAGAAGTGCCCACAGATTGAATGTTTCAACAAGACAATCCTATGTATCCCCATTAAACATCGCGGCAACGGCAACAGGGGATACTAGAATTGTTTTTCATGTGAATTATGAAAGGCTGATTAAAGATTTCTCGAATTATGGTGCATTGGTTGAAAGTGCGGATAAAAGAGCGCAGGCTAAGATTTTTGATACCAGCCCAATTGTTAGTTTGAAAGTATTTCGAAAAAGAGTTAGAAATGGGCTTACGAGAGAGGAAATAATTTTATCTGATGAATTTGAGGATAGGACTGAAATAATAGCCGAAGGTGGTGATCAGGTAATTGGCACCTCCCGCGCAAAAGGTGAGTTTCGAAAAAGAATACTTAGACGCAGCAAAAATCCTAGCGACATAGAATCGGAAACGGTAATTATTGGTGCTATTAAAGAAGTGCAGTTAGCTGGTCTTACTAGACAGGGCATCCGCACATTTAGTGTCTCTGACTATGAAATTAGTGCAAAAGACGCAGGTTTCTACATGTATAGTATTGAGATGGAACTAGAAGATGGCACAATAGAGTTCGCCCAACAGCAGTTGAACAATTTAACTAATGTGAGAGTTAGATTAGAAAGTTTCCTAGCCGAGTCAGATCGATTAGAAAACATTAATCTAAAAACCGGCCAGTTTACAGAAAACTATCAAAAGTCTGTGCGGTTACAATATTTAACACCAAAATTAAGTGATGTAGTGGCCTCTAATAAGCGAGCTAGAGCCAACGCCATTAGAGATAGTATTGCAAAAGCTCCATGGCTTAATGCGATTGCAACTTATTTGGATGTTTTAAGAAACTTGACAGATGTCAAATTTGACACAATTAACTCATCAACAAATTTATTATACAATTTGGTTGACCCCGCAACTGCAACTCCCGATACTATGAGGATTGTTGTGAATCTAATTTCAAGGCTTGAAAACAGAGTTAAAAACAATCTTGATAAAAAGAGATTTAACATAGAAGAAGTAGATTATACAAGAAAAACTAAGGCGTTTAATTCAAAAGCAACAAACAATTTAATACAATTTAAAAAAGATTTTGAAAAAAACATTTATGACAGTGGCACATTAAATTTCATTGGATTTCAGTTTATTCCATTCACCGGCAGACAAATTGGCCCAAGGTTTATAACCATCGATAGTTTAGCCGATCGATTTAGAATAGAATACAGAAAGTATTTCGGAAGAACCACTCCGGAGGATGTTCTGACAACAGATACAGAAACACAGGGTTCTGATGAATACATAAAATTTATTGACCTAAGCGATACATATTATTCTTATCTAACTCCTCACAGGGTCTCTTTGGGTAAAAATAATGATTTTAGATTCAATGATGGTGGACTGGCTGATTTAAATACAAAGAAATTTGATAACATCGCCTATTCTACTTTAGCTATACAATCGGACTCCGAGTTGCCACTGCGAGCTTACAGAGCCAAAAAAGAAACACCACAGATACCAAAATTTGATTTTAAGGACCCGATTGATTTTTCTTCAAATGTGGATGAAGATCTTCTAGAAGTTAAAGACTCGGAAACCGTGCATGTCGAACGAGCCTCAACCGAATTAGCCGCATCACTTGGAATTACATTACTTACGCCTTCCCAGTACATGAGAGAACAGACAGTTGATGAAACCTCTGATACACAGATTACTTCTGTAGCGGATCTTATAATACCTGAAGAGCTTATGGGCGAAAATACAAAATTTGCAACTGATCCGTTTGACATTGAAGAGGAAGTTTTAAATGAGGACGGAACTATAGTGGAAATAGATAATACTGAGATTCTTACAGGTCTTGGGTCCTCAATCATTAGGTCTAGCACTAATGTTTTTGAAAATTCAAAAACAATATCTGTGAGTAAATTTAATCCCAAAAACTCAGAAAACATAATTGATAAAATAGGCGACAAGAAAAAAAATGGCACTGCCATAAAAGAAAACTTCATTAGAAATTTGCCAAATCAAATAAAATCAATTATGTTATCTAATCAAATTGAGACATCAAATAACTGGTTTCAAATCAAAAGAAACACAGGTCAAGATTTGTTAACATCCAATAAATTTACATCATACGCATATTATAATTACAAACATGTAAACCAGATCGAAGTACTCGTTGGGTTTGAGACTTCACAAGATGGAGAGGCCATGGTATCGAGGCCGAAGTTTAGAAGAATGAATAAAGAAATTTTTCAAAAAATCTCAACTAATAATTTAATTGTCTTAGCTCGTTTAGTACCCTATTCTAATTCACGGTTAAAGTTTGACAGAAATCCAAAACTAGAATTACCAGAATTCGATAATGTGTTCTTTATTGGACCCCAGATGGTGGTTAAAGACGAGTTAACAGAAGAAGCTACCATAGCAGACACGCCAGAGACTACTGTTACATCAGAGCCTGTTGAAACCACTGAGTTAAGAGAGGCGGTCTTTACAGATAGACTAGTAGAATACGCTGACCTGAATGAGACCGGCACGATAATTTTAAAACGATTGATTAAATTTCATAGAGAAAAGGACAAGATGCCTGTTGAATTTATGACAACGGCAGTTGTGCAACAGCCCAAGACCGTTACTAGGGTTGGTACGCGCTTCGGTACGGCAACCCCAGACCGTAGACCTCCCACTCGCAGCGGAGCCCGTGAAGCTCTACGCGGCAGCACAAGCGCAGGTGTACCATCAAGGTCCAGTAGTCGCCCAGCAACAAGGCCTATGAGATCATCCACAACTAGCACTCCATCAACCACAGGCACCTCTTATGGCAGCAGCACGGGTGGGTCCAGTGGAGGCAGTTCTGGTGGCAGTTCTGGCGGTAGTGGTGGAGGAGGTTACTAATGGGTGTTAAAAAGATAACAGTGGCAAACCCGGAGCTAACTGACCCAGTTACTCCCGGTGTACGCGCCGACAAGTTTAGATCAACACTTGGCTACTGGGCCTCGGGTGGACCCGGCGGTACCGGAATACACTACATCAAAGATCCAGATTTAGGAGAAGACTTTGTAATAGAAGAAATTAGCGAAATTATAGAACTCCCAACACCAAGTAATCAATTACAAACTTATAGACAGCAGATAACAATTTCTGAAAAAGCCTCTGGAACAGGCCCAAGAGGCACAGGTATTTCAGATCTTGACCAGTGGAGTGACAAAGTAAAGTTCGAAATAGCTACTTTTGGCGTAGAGTTTACTGATTTAGTATCAACAGTAACAACAGAATACACAAACGAGGAAGCATTAGTCTCCAGCGCAGAGACCACTGCAAATAATGGTGTAGACTACATTTATAATTTTTATGATAGAAAGTACGAAGACCTTTTAGAATCTGTTGTGAGGCACGAAGACATACCAAGCATTTATGCTGAAACTAATAAAGTCTATCTAGAGCCAGAGCTTGGAGAAGTTATTCTTAAGAAAACTCCTGTGGAGATGCTAACAGATAGTATTAACACACCATCTGAAATGCTTCTAAATCAAATTACTCCTATAGAAAGCACGGGTCTGTTGGATGAGTTTTCAAAAAACAAATTTCTTTTTCCAATGTATAACGACATTAACATTAGGCTTGATGATAACAATGAGATTGCAAACATTGTAGAGGACTCTGGACTCGGTGTAATTTTGACTAGAGATGTTGAGGGTGTTACTGTACAAAGAGGGGTTACTGTTGGATCCGAGAGAATGATAATTTCTAATTCTTTGATAGATTCTAACGGAGATTTAGTCGAAGACGTTAGCGACATTGCGGATACAACAACAGTTAACCTGATGGACTGGCTAGATTTTGATTCAGGCAAGTGGGCCTCGGGCATGGATCCAGTACCAGATAATTTCACAGTTTTAGGCGAGGGTTATTCAGGTGAAATCGGACGAGGAGATTTTCCAGCTGGAGGATCGATGACGACCGGAACCGATCCTGCCGCATTTCACTTAGCACTTGGCCAAAACGAATTCTTTGATAGATTCTACGAATTAACCAAACAACCAGATTATAGAAGAAGCTTCCAAGACTTAATGGACGGCAAAGAAGCATACTCTGAAATCCTAATGTACAAAATTGAAAAGTATCTTGGACCCCCAACCTCTGGCAATAGTCCGATACAAACATTCCATTTTATGAACATTACAGAGGTTAGAGATTTCTTAAGTGATGATACCACCTACACAACTTCTGCAAACCCAAAAATTAAGTTTACCGATACACAAGTTAAGTACGGACAAGAGTACACATACATAGTAGTTGCCTATCAGGTCACTTTGGGAATGAAGTATGAATATGAGTTTGGTATTGCAGAACAAGAGGAGCGACAAGTTGGTATCGCATCGTCCGGACCACCTAGTATACAAACATTTAATGTTGCAAAGATCTTTTTTGATGCTACTCCTCTTATCAAGTTAATAGAGATACCTTTATTTATCTCGTCTGGACAGATCCTTGACAAGCCACCACTTGAGCCAGAGGTAGCATTCAATCCTTATTTTGGAATTACAAATCAGTTACTGATGAGTTTTACTACAAAGTCTGGCGCTACAAGAGCCATACCATTTGCTCTCAACGATAGAGAGGAACGAATCAACGCCCAATTGTTACTCAATCAGTCATCAACTGATGGTTTGCTTGAATATACCACAGACGATAATGCTAGAGCATTTATTATTTATAGAACTTCTGCGCCTCCAATGAGTTACGAAGACTTTGCAGGTCAAAGACTCCGCCGCGTGAACACGATACCGGGATCCAGTATTAATCAACGTATGGAAGCCTCCTCAGCAAACGCCATAGTAAAACAAAGACCAAATCGTAAGTTTTACTACATGTTCCGAACAGTTGATCGTCACGGTAGTTTATCAAATCCTAGTCCTGTCTACGAAATAGAACTATATAGTGATAAGGGTGTTGGCTACCCTATCATTAGACAGTACGAGTTTACTGAACCTGATCCTAAAACCCCGGTCAAATCTGCTAAGAAAATCATTCAAATTGTGCCAAGGATAACCCAAGCATTTTTGAATGAGCAGGCATCTGGCTTAATTGATTCAAATGGCGACATTCAATCTGGTTTTGGAAAAGATTTAGTATTAGGCGTAGAGGACGAGTCATTGTTTGGAAAACGATTTAAAGTTAGGCTAACTTCTAAAAAAACAGGCAAAAAGCTAGACATAAACATTGATTTTAAGACCGATCAGGGACGCACGATCATAGAATAAAGCCAAAACTTTTTTCGCATACTATTTATTATACAGCTTAGGAGAGAAAGCAGAATGGGATTTCTAGATAACTCAGGCGACATTATACTCGATGCCGTTTTGACCGACACTGGCCGCATGAGATTGGCTAAGGGTGATGGTAGTTTTAAAATTGTTAAGTTTGCGCTTGGTGATGATGAAATTAATTACTCAAACTATAATAAGAACCACCCAAGTGGTTCTGCTTATTTTGATCTTGAAGTTTTACAGACACCTGTTTTCGAGGCGTTTACAGATAATGCAGCGTCTATGAAATCAAAATTGATTTCTATACCACGAAATAATTTACTTTATTTGCCCATGTTAAAACTGAATGAGATCTTTGATGTTTCTACCAAGAGACATACGTCGGGTAATTTTCTTATTGCTGTCAACACAACAACGGAAGATGAATTGGAAGTTAATTCGTCTGGTGTATCTATTAATGGTGTCTTGATGGGTGAAACTCCCGGTCGCGGAGCAAACAGAATCCGCTTAGATCAAGGTTTGGACACAACAGCCATTTCGCCCGGAAGAACTTTAGATCCTTTGCTAGTTGAAACACAATACATGGTGGAGATTGATAATCGTCTTGGGCACATTGTTTCATCAAATGATGCAATTCGAGCCTCGATTTCTTACATTGATGATGACTCAATTGCAACCTATAATTTGATCCGTCGTAGCAATGGGGAGTTCGTTAGAGATAATAGTGACTCAAGCAACTCAGCTCAACAAACTATTGGAGGTCCGCGAGGCACCATTTTGGAGTTTAAGGTGCAGTCTTCATTGGAGTTGAACACAAGTAACTACTTGTTCGACACCATCGGTACTACTGAGAATATTACAGGTAAGAGCGGCGCCACGTCGCATAGAACTATTTCATCTAACATTCGGGTTACCGGGGTTAACACAGGATATCGCATCGACATCCCAGTCAAATTTGTCAAGAAAGTCTAAAGGATAGGATAACACAATGGCGACAACTTTTAAGAATTTAATAAGCAATGATGTAGCTACAACTAGAACCCTTCTTCACGAGGCCATTCCTATCACAGGATCTATCCTCTCAGGAACGTATGGTTATGCTACCACAGACTTTTCATCAGATAGAAACGTAAAAAGCTACGGTCACGGAATGTTCAAGAGTGTATTTGATTATCCTTTCTTGAGTTCTTCTGCAAATCAAATTTTTGACATGACAGTTGGATATGCAAATACTTCCGGCTTATCGTCTTCTGCAACAACTCAAAATGCCAAGAAGATTAACATCTACAATCAAATGGCACAGACCCTTGCGGGCTACGACCATACTGGTAGCATTAAGAAGTTTAAAATTCCTGACACTGGTAACGAAATTCGTGAAGCGTATTTTATACCGTTCAGCCGGCTGCTTGTCAAGGACGAAATTAAAAAAGGATCTTTTACATTTGAAGTTTCCGTATCTGGGTCTGAGACAGCAAATGCATTCGATGAGACTGCTGATGGGCAGTATTTTGTAGACAGGCTGAAGATCACAGATTCTAGTGGATCTAACGGATTTCATGTTGATTCTCCTGCTGGGGAATATGGTGTGTTATACGCAACACAAAGTGTGCCCAGCACCAACAATGTGGGTAAAATAAGACCCCTTATGCAACGAACCAACCCAGTGCCTGTTGGCCTTCTTTTTTATCAAGCTGGCATTATGGTGCTTAGTGCGTCCATTTTCCAACGTGCAAATGATCACTTCGGCGGTGTGCTTAATAATTCAACTTTCCCCGTGTATTCTGCAACAGCTGGCAATGCATCACAACCTAGAGTAACAAAAGCTGGGGATACTTCTACCGTTGGTTTTGAAGCAGCTAACTCGGGCTCTACAATTGGTAACCTCGCAGATGGCTTGAGAAACAGAATCTTTAATGTTTCGTTCAATAACACAACCGAACTTAATTCAACAATTTATTTCTGCCGCGCCAATCATAGTGATTTCAATTATAGTTCTAACCCAACGTATTTGACTGGCAGTGAGATTCGAGTCAAGACCAGAGCATCAGATACACCAGTCTCTTATTTCACAACTGTTGGCCTCTATTCCGCAGATAACGAACTCCTTGCAGTTGCAAAACTTTCAGAACCCCTCCGCAAAGACCCAACTAATGAGGTTACCCTTCGCGTAAGACTTGACTACTAGGAGGTGCTAGGATGCCTCTTTACAAGTTTGGGGCTGGCGATGTTTTTCACAACCGAATAGAAACTCATCCTAGTTCCTCGTTTTTTATGTATAACGGGCACATCTTTTATCGAGATAGTTACGAAGACCCGGCCAGAAGAGCAACGAGTATTGCGATTGACACACCTAGAGGATTTATAAACCTCTATGAGTTGAACACAGATAGGCCTGAAACCTCTACTGGTCGATACATAGGTAAAACACAAATAGATGGCCCCGGTGTAAAGGATACCGGAGTTATCTATCCGTTTGTTTATAAGGGTCGTAATAAAGACTCTTTCAAGAATATTTCTTATACGGATTACACACACAAGTATCAAGATGGCGATGTTGTTAGTGGTAGCTACAAAATCTCTGCTAGTATCTCGCGCGAACATTACATAGCAGCAGATAATTTTACCACCACTAATCACACTGGCAGCGCACTAAAAAATAGCCTTGATTTCGCAAAGCGCCTTGGCTCGCATTATAATTTTGATACTGATAAGACAATGACAGTTATAGGTATTCCATCAGTATTTTACGGATCTGAAATTAGAAAAGGCACAGTTAGTTTAAAGCTGTATGCATCCGCTAGCCTTGCAGCAGAACTTAGAGATAGCCGTCGCGACGGAGCACTTATCCAGCACTCTGGTACAATCAATGCATCTAATGATGGATCCGTTGCAGGAGTGGTGTTGTACAAAGAAGGGTTCATAATTCTAACCGGTTCTTGGGACATTGCATTAGTCGATAGGTTTCAAGAGACATCAAAGTCCGGAACCTCAACGGAAGAAGCAAACATTAAATGGTATAACTGGGGCCAAGGCGTTCGACAAAACGACGGCACAGTTCCGCTGCGACCAGCAGCAACTCCTTATAATAATACCGGCTCCTATCTGTTAAACTTTCAGGGGACACATAGAATTCCAACCATTACCATGATGGCACATGCCAACAAAGGCCAACTAAATTATACCAACAATCCGACCAGTGTTGTATTCGGCACAACTGCTTTTAATCCAGTAACTTCTTCGTATCTTTACAGAGAGCAAGAGTTGGCAATCGCAAATGTCCACTCAGCTTCTTATAATAATCCTTCTGGCAGTCTTGTTAGAACAACTTACATCACAAAAGTTGGTATTTATGACGATAAGAAAAAGTTAATAGGCATTGCTACTGTGTCTAAGCCAGTTAAGAAAACTGAAGAAAGAGACTTAACTTTTAAACTAAAGCTTGACATCTAGTTTGATCGTGTTATAATATAGTATGATACTTGGTTTAGACATTTCCACAAGCATCACCGGATACACAATTGTAGATAACGGTAAGATAATTCTCAATGGTGCTTGGGACACAAGAAAATACAAAGACTTTTTTGAAAAGGTGATACATGTTAAGAAAGGCTTGGAACAAATCCAAAATGAACACGGCAAACAAATTACAGCAGTTTATATTGAACAGTCGCTACAATCGTTCCGTTCAGGTTTTTCATCTGCGAAGACTCTTTCAACTTTGTCTCGTTTTAACGGTATCGTGTCTTGGCTTGTTTTTGATCAATACAAAATTAAGCCAGAATACCTCGCGGCTACGTCTGCCAGAAAACTTTGTGGCATCAAAGTTCCCAGAGGACAAAAGGCAAAACAAGTTGTTTTAAATTTTTTACTTGACAACGAGCCTAGTTTCGTGATAGAATATACTCGTAACGGTAATCCTAAACCCGAGTCCTATGACAAAGCTGACTCGATAGTGATTGCAAGGGCGGGGGCCATATGCGAGCAGAAAAACTCAAAATAATAAAGAATGTTCTCGGACGAGGCTATCAGTCTGGCGAAGAGCATCTATTCAGTTGTCCATTTTGCGGTCATCACAAGAAGAAGATGTCTGTCAATGTGGACAAATCTGTATTTAAATGTTGGATTTGTGACAAGTCAGGCCGTGATTTAGGCTACATTGTCCGCAAGTTTGGAACCAGAGAAGATCGTGATGAGTGGTCTAAATATGATGACCGCGTTGAGATCACAGATTTTGACTTCTTATTTGCGGAGCCTGAAGCCCCTTCTGAGCAACGCGTCGATTTACCCGAGCAGTTAGTCACCTTAACAGGTAAGACGCCTTCTGTGGCCTCACAGATTGCTTTACGATACTTATCAAAGCGCGGGATCACAAGAGACGACATTCTCAAGTGGAAGATCGGTTATTGTCCTGACGGAGAGTATGCTGGTCGTGTGGTGATCCCATCATTCAACGAGAATGGCTATGCAAACTATTTCATTGCACGCTCATACGGTGATGCTTGGCCAAGATACAAGAACCCACCTGCCTCCCGTGACATTATTTTCAACGAACTGTATGTAAACTGGGACGAAGACATAGTTATAGTAGAGGGCGTCTTTGACGCTATAAAGGCCGGTAATGCAATTCCTCTTCTTGGATCAACACTTCGTGAATCTTCTGCTCTTTTTCAAACCATTATTAAAAGCGGCTGCTCTGTGTATCTGGCTTTGGATGAAGATGCATCCAAAAA